CATAACAGGAAATAGAAAAAGATTTCTTCGACGATGTAGATATCGTATGCATTCCCGGTGGTATCGGTGATAGTGAAAGTTACAGATATCTAATGAAAGAACACAAAGACAAGATAAGACAGTTTGTCAGACGAGGTGGAAAGTACCTTGGAATATGCATGGGAGCATACTGGGCTGACAAACACTACTTTGATCTACTGTGCGATATACGTGCGGATCAATACATAACTAGGCCGGGTGCCGACACACGCAGGCCACATGCTAAAAATCAACGAGTATTATGGAAAGGTGAAGAATATAAAATGTTCTTCTACGACGGTTGTGCATTTTACGGAATGGGTTTAGATACAGCTAAGATATGGTCATTATATCCCAACGGTGACCCTATGGCCATAATACAAGGACGTCTAGGATTGATAGGTTGTCATCCGGAAAGTGAACCACACTGGTATAACAGTTGGAGTTGGATGAACGGGAAATACCACAACGGTGAACATCACAAACTTCTGTTAGAGTTTGTAGATGAGCTTATGAAAAGTTAATTCTTCTTTTCTTCTTTTTCTTTATTCTTTGCGCCGATGTTATCAGCTTCTTCCATTGCATCGTGAAACTTAGCGTTAGCCTTAGCCTCTACGATAGCAGTCTCCATAACGCGGTCTGATTCAATCATTTTACCGCGTATGGTCAACACCGTATTAACTTTCTGATTTAGACGAATCAGATCGTTGTCTAGCATACGGATACGATCAATTAGTGCTATAAGCACAGTATTGGCGTCACTGATAACGGGCTTAACTTCTTTTGTTGCCCATTCCCAAACATATTTGATAATGAAGCCCATTCCAACTGCCATCACAATCGGAAATCCATACTTATTGACTAACTCTACTACATCCATGTTCTTATCCTATTAATGGTTTGAAACAATTTACTATAGGTTTAAATGCCCATTCATAGCCTACAACTACACCTATAACAAATCCTATGCCTACTCCGAACATTAATGATTTAAACATGTCACGGTCGTGCCATATGGGTTGACGTTTTAAATATTCTTGCATCTGGGGATTAAGGCTATCCCACCATTGCTTATACTTGCTCATTGTCTATCGATCCTTTTACGATAAATTTTTCTAGGTCTCCGACTTTGCGCAGCATCTGGCGACCGTTGATATTAACCAACTTGAAATAATCTCCGCCCTTCCATCCGAGCTTGTCACTGTCGAATTCCTCATCTAAAATGATTCCTTCTTTGTCACAATTCCAGGAGTAGTCTACATACAACATTATCTACCCTGTCCTCTATAGGCTTTGTGCGTTTTTCTTTCAGTCTTGTTCATAGAACTAGTTTTAACTCTGCCGCCCTGTTTTGTTCTTTTTACAACAGAGTTATGTGTCTTTCCAGATGTGCTACCTTTTGCTTTAGCCATTAGTCTCTCCTTGCGTCATTTTTACCGTCTGCACGAGCAATACGGTCTACGTCTGGTCTTAAACCCAGTGCGTTACTAACTATCGTATCGATACGAACAACATCGTGATTCATTGTTTTGACACGATTATCGAGAGCAGTGATGATCCCGGCCATTCCTTTGATGCTGCCTAAAACGCCCTGTAGCAAAAGTTTGATGGTCAAGTAAACGAAGTAACCGCCGGCTAATGCAGCAGCTACAGGAAATCCTAGATCTCCGATTATTTTGAAAACTTCATTCATTCGCTCCCGCTCCTAACTTATATGTGTATTTAACTACTTGACACTCAAATTATCAGGCTATATAATATACGTATATTTCTATAAATTCATTATGCGAATCAAACTAGTATCAGACCTACATTTGGAGTTTTCGGATATCAATATCCAAAATGACCAAAACTACGATGTGCTTATTCTGAGCGGTGATATCCTTGTGGCTAGTAAAGTACTGAAACCTGAAAGCGAATACGGTATTCGTTTCCGTGACTTCTTGAAGCGTGTGAGCTTTCAATTCCCGCATGTGATCTATATTGCTGGCAATCACGAGTTCTACGACAGCGGTCGATTCTTTGACAGCATCGATTGGTTACGTGCTGCCTGCGGGGTTCACGACAATATCTATTTCTTAGAAAGGGATGTTAAGGTAATAGACGATGTTACATTCATCGGTGCTACTCTATGGACTGATCTTAACCGAGGTGATCCATTGACCATGCATTTTATACGAGATCGCATGAATGACTATCGTGCCATTAGGAATGACAAAAAAGGTTTTGTTAACTTAAAGCCCGCCGACACATACGAACGTCATATTAACACTAAGCAATACATCGAAACTGTATTGAAAGAAAACAAAGATAAGAAGTGTGTGGTAGTTACACATCACGCTCCTACCTATCAGAGTGTAAGCGAATACTACAGGCCAGATCATTTAATGAATGGTGCATACTACAGTGAGCTCACGGATCTCATATTAGATCATCCACAGATAGTGCTGTGGACACACGGGCATATGCATCAGCCGTTTGATTACCTAGTCGGTACTACTCGAGTTGTCTGCAATCCTAGAGGTTACGAAAGCGCAACCTACAGCGAACAAACAGGCTGGGATCCAAATATCTTAATCGAAGTGTAAATACATCTACACTTTGATTAAGGATTGGCCGATGATTAGAATTTTATTATCTATGCTGTTATTCTTTTGCATAAACTCCTATGCGAAATCACAACCACATACTGTTTATCTTTATAACATCACTAAGCAAGAATCGGTGATCGCAAATCATATAGACGATGTAAGGCCAATCGCTAGCATTACTAAATTGATGACTGCTGTAGTGTCTTTAGATTATACCCGAGACATGAACGAGAGACTTATGCTCAGTCGTAAAGCAGGCAGCAGTCTACCCAGGCAAAAATATCCCAGAGGAGATATTCTAAATGCTATGTTAGTTAGATCTGACAATGGCAGCGCAGAAACTATAGCAGAGCACTATCCCGGAGGCAGAGAAGAATTCTTATCGGCTATGAATAGCAAAGCTCGTGAGATAGGAATGACGGAAACACACTTCGATGATCCAACGGGATTACTAGCCACTAACATCAGTACAGCTAAAGATCTTTCGATACTGCTAAAGTATGCATTAAGATACGAACATATTAAAAAAATCAGTATTAAAAAACACACTATAGTTGAAGTTCAATATAAAAAGAAAATACGTAAGATTAATCTTAACAATACTAATAGTCCAATACTTTTTGAGTTTGATAATGTCCTAGTAACAAAGACTGGTTACACATCTAAAGCCGGTAAGTGTATTGCAATGGTGGTTGAAAAGGGAAATCAAAAATACACTATTGTTATATTAGGAGCCAAAACAGTAGCACAACGTATTGACTTAATTAAAGACTTAATGTATAATCACCTTAATGATGATGAGATAATAATCGAAGCCGAACCACCACCATTAGGTAATCCAATATGACCAATGATAAACTGATAGAAGAAATCAAAGGAATCCGCCGAATAGTCATTAACAAATGCCACGGCGGATTTGGTTTGAGTAACGAAGCTGTTCTTAGATACCTAGAACTTTCAGGTACAAGAGTTTGGCCCGAAGCTAATGAGAAGTTTGGGGGTATAATTCCTTTTACATACTTTTTGGTTCCTCCGGAAGAACGTATACCTGGAGATCCGGACAACTGGCACGACATGACATTAGCTGAACGTGCTGCCCACAATGCTGCATACAGCAAGACAGTTTTTTACGATCGAGAAGTAGCTCGCGACGATCCTTATCTTGTTAAGGTAGTTCAAGAATTGGGAGAACAAGCCAATGGAGATCATGCAAATCTAAGAGTTGTAGAAGTTCCTGCAGATGTTGATTGGATCGTAGAAGAATATGACGGACTCGAATGGATCGCTGAGAGACATAGGACATGGGATTAGGCAAAGGTTTGAAGGTTGGTAGTGTGAGCGAGATCTTGGCAACAAGAGCTCGCGCCACCTTCTCTCATCGTATTAACTTTGATAATGTAGCATATCTCAATCTTGATGAGATGAAGTGGTGGTGCGAAGAAAACTGTCAAGATCTTTGGCGAGCAGAAACTACCCACGCACTGTATTGGCAGTTTGCCAATGAGAAAGATGCTATGATGTTTATGCTACGTTGGGGTAGCGCAGAAGGGAACAAATTAAAATGATTGCCGTTGAATTTGGAAAAGACCGTTATCATCTACAAGAAGAAATGATCAAATGGTGTCGTACTACCCTTGGCAAGGGCGGCTGGGCTGCTAACTTAGAATTAAGTGACAATAACTGGTCAGTGGATAGTATGTTCGGTAATACCTTCTTTAAATTTAAAGAAAGCAAAGATGCCGTGTTATTTCAATTGAGGTGGGCATGATATGAAAAAGAAAAAACTATTAACAGATCGCTCCGGAGACCTGCAGGAAAAAATGCTAGAAGAATCAGCTAAGGCGATGGCTAATGATATTGATAGAGAAGTACTGTGGGGTATGCTCGAGGGTATAGGATGGACTAGAGCAGGATGTTATCCTCGAGCACATTTCGTTACTGCTGACAGGATCAAAGAAATACACGATTGGGTTAAAAATAACGCCAAGGGTCATTACGAAAATCATCATACAGATTTTATATTTGAAAATTCACAAGACGCAGTAAATTTTATATTGAGATGGAAGTAAGAATACGCTGAATTATTTGATATATTAACTTATGGCGATCAAGAAAAAAATACAGTGGCCTGATGCTAGAGATTTTACTGCTCAAATAAATCAGCAGTTGGCGGATAGTTACTTCCAATACCACTCTCCCTTCACTCACAAGCCCCCACGCCATAAGTACAACATCGTAGGAGATCGTGTGGAAGAATGTAAAGAATTTGTAGTTCACTCATTCCAAATGGGTGATGTTGAAGATCCTGATCTTTATGCAGCTGAACCTTTATGGAAATGGCAAAACAGTGACATAGGCCAATGGGTAATGAAGAATGCCGCAGATACTCCTACCTGGCATAGAATGGCCGATGCAGTTACCTATGGATATCGATATCAGATACGTGCTAAGTTTATGGGTCCAGCACTAACTGAATACCTTCTTAGAAGCAGTAAATGACAGACGGTAAACAAGTAATGGAAAAAATAGCACACAAAAAAATTGGTGCTATGATGATGGAAAATGATAAGTTGATGCAGATACTGCAAGACTATCATATAGTGAGGTTAGAACAGGACGACGACTTCAATGATAAATTATCCTGGTGCATGGAACACTGTCAACAGAAATTCCGTGACATAAGAGAAGATGATTGCCGTGCTTGGTATTTTCAAAACGAACAAGATGCTACAATGTTTGCATTGAAATGGAGTAAATGATGTATGTATATTCGGATGATTGGAAGAAATTCAAACCTCCTGATGAAGTGTTACAGCAATGTTATCAAATATTGATAACGGACGACGAATCAAAACGTGCAGGAATGCCATTCTGGAAAATAAAGAAATGGTGTTTAGAACATACAGAAAGCTTTGTTTGGATGGATGTTACTGATGTTAGCGACGCTAGCTATCATTGGGATGAAATCGCTGCCTATTATTTTCTTAAAGAATCAGATAAGATGTTGGTTGCATTAAAATTTAAATGATGTTATAGTTATTGAAGTTAACAACATTTGGATTCAATGATGTACGACGAAGATCAATACGAAGCATTTGCTAAAGAAATGGAAACACGACATCCTGAGATGTTTAAAAATGCCTACGGTGGATTTGCTGTAGGTGCAGGATGGTGGCCTATCCTACAAGAACTCTGTAGGCAAATAGATTCTTATACACAATGGCGCAATAAAACACGCGAGTCATTGCTCAAAGACAACCCTCACGATCATCCCATCCCTGATGCAGTTCCTCAGGTAACTGTTGCACAGATCAAAGAGAAGTTCGGCGGTTTGCGTTTTTACTACGACGGTGGGGACGAACATATTAGCGGAATGGTGCGTATGGCAGAAATATGGGCCGGTCACTCTTGTGAAGAATGTGGTAAGCCGGGCAAACAACGCAGTGGCGGATGGATTAAAACTTTGTGTGATGAACACGAAATCGCACGTCAACAGAAGTATAGGAATCAATAATGAAGATCGGTTTTAGTCTTGGTCGTTGCATCCGTGACATTGTCAACGAAGAAGTTTCTGTTGACGATGTTGCATTCCTTATCACTGCTACAAACATTAAAACTGAAGAACAAATAGACAATGTGATCAGTGTCTACATGGGAGAACCAGGATATCTCTTAGGATTAGATTTTGAAAAGTGTAAAGAAGTAGCACATATACTGTGGGATAGTAATAGAATTATTCAACCTCGAGCCCAAGGTATGCATCGTCATATGCAACCCGAAAGCTCAATTTGGGTCGACATGTTTCCCACGACACTGAGTGAAAATGAATCTGTTAAGAAATCCTGGGATGCTTATAGATTTATGTTGCACATGGTAGAGAATGTCGACACCGAATCAATGGAGGCATTTAAGTGATCAGTTTTAGTTTTAACATACGCAATCCCTGGAGTGATCGTTGGGAATGTATTAAGACCTGGGCAGGTGACACTCCCTTCAAGAATAAGTTTTGGGAAGCACAAGTCGACCGTACCAGCGATGTGATAGGTTTGGAATTCCGATACACCATCCGACAAGACCATGCAGGACTGTATGTGTCTTTAGCATTATTTGGTTATGACGTAATTTTTAACATCTATGATAGTCGCCACTGGAATGATGAAGCTGGTCGCTATTATATCTACAACGAAGAAAAGGAAATGCATTAAATGAGTATCGAACAATCATCAGTGTTTTTAGCAGGCAGCATCTTAACTATGTTAGGATTTATTGTTCTTGTTATCGGTATCGTAGTAATTAATAACATACTATCTAAATACTGGAAACCTGTAAAATTGTTTACTCCTGATAGTTGGAAGGCATTTAACCCTCCGCCTCACGAGTATGCAGATAAGATTTCTCCATCGTTTGAAGAATCTACAAAGGAAGTTAACAAGAAATGACATCACTAGACATCATCCTTGTATTATCTCTTTTAGGAATCAAACACTTTTTTGCTGACTTTGTTTGGCAGTTTGATTACATGGTCCGTGAAAAAGGTTATTACGGACAACGGGGAGGCATCGATCATAGTCTAATCCACGCTGTACTTACATTGTTTGTTTTAGTTCCATTTGCAGGAACCTTTGACGCCTTTATTCTAGCTATGCTAGATGGCATAGTTCACTATCACATTGATTGGGCCAAGATGACCATTAATCGAAACAAAGACCTATCTCCTGAAGATAGAGAATTTTGGATTTGGTTAGGCTTAGATCAAATGGCACACTTTTTAACTTACGTAGGCGTTGTTGCAATTCTAATCCTTTGACAGTATAATAATGTCATGAAAAAGATTTTCTACGAAAAGAAAGGTCGCAGATATGTTCCAGTAATGGAATATGACAATGATCTTTTGGACAGCTTCACTAAAGGTACTCATCTAGTGCAGGTGTACCCGGGTGGCAGTAGTAGAAGGTATAATATTGATCCTGCATATGCTCCAATGATAGCCGCAGGTCGTGTAGCCGAAGATGCTATCAGCACTGCTGTAATGAAAGCTACAGAAGTGCGACCGAAGCGTAAGGCTATGACTCAGGAAGAAATTGATGCTTGGAACAACCTCATAGAAGTTTGGGGTGAAGAAGCTCGTAGTCTTATCCGGCCCTGTGCTCGGGATGTTGCCGAAGCAGGGGTCAAGGCAATGATGGAAGAAGCAGAAAAGCTTTTAGAACACGAAGGTGTTCGCAAGGCATACGATCATTTTATTTTGATGTGTGAACTTACTAAGGAGCAAGAACGTGTTTAAGGAAATCGTTAATTTCGTACAGTGGCAGTGGAACAAGTACGAATTCTGGCAAAAATGTTTTGTTGCCAGTTCTGCCTTTTTCGGTGCTGCTCTTGTTGCGCCTGCACCCTACGGACAGTATCTTTCTTTTGTGCCAATGTGCGTAATATTTTCATTTATGACCAAGTGGCTAGTTTGGGACGGAGCCAAGGCTCAGTGGAAGAAATACAAAGAAGAGAAAGAAAACCTTTTTACAACTATCAAAGAAAGTGACAAATGATTAGTATCAAACAATGGATGGAAATCTGCAACTATCGCATAACTGAAGGTAGCGATTATCAGTGGCAGTGCTTTGGATATAATGCATACCGCCTAGACAGCTGGAACGGTGATCAGGAAGGTCACACTATCAGTATCCTCTTTGATACTAAGACGCAAGAGGTATATCAGGTAGAAGCATTTGACTATGCTCGCGAACGTGCATATCGTATGACCAACCCCGATTACAAAAAAGAATTTGACAGTGAGTGTGAAGATCGCGAAATCTTAGATTGTGCCTGGGAACGAGATGATGGTACTCCTGTAAACTATGTCGATCTAGATGTGGATGAAGATTTTATAGAAAAAGCAACAGCTATTATTAACGATGAAGATTACGATACTCGTGTTAGAGTACCAGTAGACTTCACAGACGACGAACTTTTGACTTACATGAAAATGGCACACGACCGTGACATGACATTTAATCAATTTGTAGAAGAAGCGTTAAGAGCTACAATCGAACAGTATCGAGATGAACAAGAGTTAATCAACGAACTCGAGATTGAAGAGACAGTAGAAAAAAACAAAAAACGTAAAAAAGGAAAAAACAAATGACCACAATGATTTGGAAGATGCCTGTTAGGCAAGAACCCGTAGTTCAAGTACACGTACCTAAAGGCGCTGTGTTTATCTCTGCTGATTTCCAGGGAGACGAGATCTATACCTATGCTATCGTAGAGGCAGAATCTCAGGATACTGAAAATCGTACTTTTAAAGTCGCTAAAACAAATGAAGCTATCGACCTTAATGGACATTGGTTATTCGTAGCCACTTGCCAAAAAGGTGAAGAAGAATTCCATCTGTTCGTAGACGACACACGAATGAAAGACCCAGAATAATTAAACTTTGGTTATTGGCGGTAGTGCTAATGTTAACGTAGAAAAATAATAGACTATATTTCAAAGGTGGATAAATGGTATTCGAAGTAGTGTTGTGGGGATTTTTATCAGCGTTCGGGTGGTGGGGTGCTCAACACTATGTTATTGAACCCTACTTTCCTCCTCCGATAGAAAAGAAAACAGATAAGAAGGCAGAATGAAACTATTTGGACGCACAGGCGGTTACTGGTTGTTCTGGACAGGAGTCATTTACCTTGTATTTGGCTTACCTGTTGCCTTATACTTCAAAGACATACCAACACCACTGATACAACTAGTTTGGTTAGTGGCGCTGGCCCTGCCTTTTGCGATTCCACCATTTGGCCGTTGGCTTAACTTAGATGTAGAATGGGATAGAAAAATGTTAGATTGGCTTAAGAAAAAACCTAGCAATGTAATTCCGTTTCCTGAACAAAAGGAAACCACAGAGTACGGTGGTGGGAGTTACGTGCCCCCAGAACCAAAGAAACCTCCTGTAACCTACTACACTCTAGGAATGACCAGTGAGAATCGTGTAGAATTCAAAATGGGTTACAGCGCCATTACAATGAATCATGACGGGCTGGTTAACTTAATGGAACAACTCGAAGTCTTTCGCAAACAACTCGCTGAATATGAGGGTATTGAAGAATGAGCGGACGTGGTGTTATAATGCAAGAGCCAGAACAGTTCTGTGAACTGTGTGGCAAGTTAGATGAATGTCGGCCATATGGTCCTAACGATGAACAAATCTGTTTTGATTGTGCCATGAAGGATGACGAATCTAAAGCAATCGCAGAAAAGAAAATGGCAGCATATATTTTTGGAGAATAAGCGTCTATCGCCAAATGGAAAGGCAGGGGCCTCTAAAACCTCTATGCGTGGGTTCGATTCCCACTGGACGCACCAAATACAGTTATAAATAAAATGCCGGACCTGTAACCATACTCCGGCTCCGCTGACGCGAAAACAGGATGGGCTGCGCTCACGGGGTTGATAGTTTCCCGACACAACAAAACTATCACATAACTTAAAGGAAAATAAAATGAAATAGATTGAATATGCATGTAAGGACATAGTGTTCCATTTTAACAAAAAACACTTAGAAGATCAGACCATTCCCATGTGGGTCTTAAAATTCCATGGCGAAACTCTTTATGTGAATCACGTCGATTGTTCTGTTCCTTGGAGTACCAAAGAAACACCAGATAACAATCATACTAAAGGTAGCATCAAAGTCAAAGATGTGCTGTTGCAGATCAGTGATACTAACGAAGCTACAATTTCAAATCTCACTCTAATAGACAAATACAGACTTCGTAATCAAAAGTTGGGTATCACACGAGTGATGTTTAGACCGAGTACTAAGTTTCATAAGGCGCTACAGGCGAATGAATTTAAGCACAGTCCTTTTAAAACTATATACGGTCGTTGTAGTAGTCCGTTTATCATTTGTGATCTATTAAACAAATCGGAAATTACTTTAGCTGCTCTCAAGTACACCAATGACTTTCGTATAGTACAACCTAACGAAACTTATTTCCAACAGTATGATGAGATCAAAGGTGATAATATTCCAGTAGATTATGGACATCCTAGCACACCGTTTGAATATAGTTAAGGATAAAAAATAATCTCCGTCCGATTCTCTTGTGTAAATACAATCACTTGAAAAGAAAGGATAATAATGTCAACAGCTAAAGAAATAACTGACCAGTTAATAGACAGAGCAAAAGCAGCTAAAAAATTCGATCTCAAATTACGAGTACACGAAAATTGGATGCCTTGCGGAGTAGTTCCATTTGATATACACATCAAAGATGGAATAGCCACTGTTTCTGTCATAGCTCAAAGTTTAGAAGAAGCTCAATTTCAAGTGTCATTATTCATGGAATCGGACGATTGGATCTCTGATAAGTAATGTTAGCACATTAAGAGGATCCTGTGAAAAACTTCAATGAATTTAATGCGGGCGATCGCGTTGAGGTTAAACTTCTAGAAAATTCGGTACATTTTCTTGTTGGCGAAATTTCAGAAGATAATATCAGCGAGTGTATAAAATGGATAGTCTATGAAAATCTAGACACCAGCAAACAAAAGATCCTAACACTGTATATCAACTCAACTGGCGGCAATCTTTACGATGCATTTGCCCTCATCGATGTGATGAGATCTAGCACACATCAAATCCGAACGATTGGTATAGGAGCAGTAATGAGTGCAGCATTCCTTATATTTGCCGCTGGACATCAGGGTGAACGATATGCTGCTCGTAACACCAGCTATATGTGTCATCAATTTACAGAAAGTATGCACGACAAATATCACGACCTCAAGGCCACTATGCGAGAGAACGATCTCTGCAATCAAAAAATGATCAACATATTACGGGATTCAACAGGCTTGACAGCAAGTAAAATCAAAGTTAAACTACTACCAGCGAGCGATGTATACCTTAAGGCAGACGAACTCATCGAGCTAGGCGTAGCGGATCACATCCTGTAATAAATATGGCTAAAGAATCAGTTTTAAAAATCTCAGGCACCATCACCGAAGTTTTACCTAACACTACATACAGAGTGAAGTTAGAAACTGGAACAGAAATATTCGCTTATACCAGCGGAAAAATGCGCCAACATAATATTAAGATTTTGTTAGGCGATCAGGTATCACTGGAGCTCAGCCCTTATGACCTTACTAAAGGAAGAATTGTTTACAGAAAATGAAATAATTGATCCTAACAAGGTCATAGAATTTCTTGACGGACGATTGAAATCTGTTAAGTTTATGAGTTCAGAAGATCTTATACTCATACTAGCAGAAATGCTGCCCACCAAATCTGGAATTAAAGTTTCGTATAGACGATCAAAAGCATTAGTTGATTGTTTTGGAATCAATGGATATTTTGATTCAGAAGTTAAAAAAGATATCGAAATAGAAGTTTGCTGTTCTAGTTACAAAAAGAAAATCCCCATTAATGCAAAATTTAAAAAACTACTGATCCACGATGTAGCTGACACTCTCTGTCACGAGAGTATACATAGAAAGCAATTTAAACTGCGCGGGAAAGATTCTTCTTATGATGGGTCTGGAGTTCCGGAAAGAGACTACTACCTAGATCCGGACGAAATGTTTGCGTATTCAGTAAACATAGCACATAATTTTTATAGGATGTACGGTAATCGTGCAGTAGATCAGCTGAACGATATAGATTCTGCTGTTAAGAAAGACTGCTATCTAGCTGACTATTACTACTGGTTTTACAACGGACAGCCCTTTAGAAAGCTGCTCAAAATGATAACCCAAAACTTAGAAGCGATTTCTGAGGGGAAAGTCTGTCATCGTTCTTTGCTCTAGTCCAAGATAAATATACTATAATATTTTTGGATTGACAAAATGCCTAACTTTCAAATAGCTCAATCGGGTGTAGAACCCGGAACATACGGTGGACTTAACAAAGTACCCTGTATCAAAGTCGATAAAACGGGTAGAATCACCTTTGCTGATAACATCGATATTTCAACTATGTTATCTTCGGTAGAAGGCAGCTTAAATGTAAACGTAAACGGAAATGTCACAGGCGATGTTGTAGGTAGCGTAACAGGAAATGTTTTCACTAACACTATCAGTTCAAACGGAGATATATCAATAACTGTAAATTCGGAACTAAGAGTTGTATCTGATGTTGTAACTGAAGGTAGATTTAGAGGAACAGTTTTAGGAGATGTATACGGTGACGTTACAGGATCAACTTATGGACTGCATACTGGAGCATTGACTACTGACCTAGTCCATGTTACTCATCTAAATGATAGATCATTACCTCCGCAGATTAAGATCGAAACTGAAGAAGACAATCAGCGTTCACACGCTCTTATGATCAAAGGTGCGTTTCCAGGAAGAGATGCACAATCGTTTCTTGTTGGAAGATCTAGAGGCACTCTTGCAGATCCTAAGCCACTAGAGAAAGACGACATCATTTATAGTTTTGAATACTTAGGTGCTGATGCAGATAGTAATCTCACAATGTCCGCTGCTCTATTTTTTGAAGTAGACGACGATGTGAAAAAAGGAGCAGTTCCTAGTAGATTAAGTGTTGTAACTTCTAGCCCAGACGACGGATGGAAATTAGCGTTAGGTCTCGACAAACATCAAGTATTACATTTAGCCAATAATCTAATACCTGCTGAAAGAGTAAATACTGAATCACCCGCATATCTTAAGATCAGTATTTGGACAGATGGAACACATCCAGGTACAGAATTTGCTATACCAGTCTTTCCATTAAAATCATAAGATTTTATCAATAATCGTTTTAAACGATCTAGGTTTGAACTCTGGATAATAGGATTTAAGTTTTTCTATATCCGGAGTTCTTCTCGATGTGCTACCAGGAAGGCTGTCTTTAGTAATCCAATTGATATTTTTAATTCCTAATCTTTGTGCGATCAAGTTTGCAGCATCGACTATTTTTATTTCTTCATCAGACCCGATATTAACAACTTGCCCAGATACATTAGAAATTTTAATCATTGCGTCTACAGCATCTTCAACATAACAAAAACTTCTTGTTTCAGTTGAACCTATCAACTCGTAATTTTCATTTTTAATTTTTTCAACTATATCTTTGAAAAAATGTCCCTGGCCGCTGTGTTCGCTGTAGACATTAAAAAATCTAATAATTAAAAAATCAATAGGACTATTGAATAGATAGTTTTCTGCAAGCATCTTGGGCAGCATGTAACTCCATCTGGGATTGTGTAGATTGCCTATAGTAATATCAACAATTTCAGGAGTGGGGAAAATATATGAGCCTGATACAACTTCGCTACTACTTGCATAGATTAATTTACACTTAGGATTAGATTCTGCAAATTTAAAAATAGATAAGTCTAGTGTTACATTGTTACGCAACACATCATTGGGTTGACTATAAAAATATTTGGTACCATTAGTTGCTGCTAAATGATATATTATATCAAATGTATTCCTAGTTTGTTCTAAGTATTCCGACAAATTAGATCTGACATAGATACAGTTTTTAGGAGTGTAATCTCTAAAACGTTGATTGTTATCCACAGCCGTAACATCGTGATGCAAGCTGAGTTGATTGCACAATTCTCGACCAATTAGTCCACACGCACCTGTGATTAGGATTTTCTTACGGTTACTGGCCATAGTTGGTTGTCTTCTTTCATTGCTGTAAAATAAGTCTGCGGAATACCTAGCTGCTTAAAAGTATTGATCAAAAAATCTAAATCTTTTGGTAAGCACTTGCCTCCGAATGCTCGCATGTTCTCATTTACTTCTAAATAGTTTTGATCGTGATTAACCTGAAGGTATGCATTTAGTACGTTATCGTAATTTGCACCGGCTGCCTTGCTTAGTTCATACATGTGATTTGCAAATACAACTCTTGCCGCAGCCATGTTGTTGCTCAACATCTTAATAACTTCTGCTTCTTCTAATGTACAAAATATACATTCCTCTCCCTGTAACCAAATAGGAACTGCCTGGCTATCGCTACCTACAATTATAGGGCGATCGAAACAATCTTCTTCCCACATACGTTCACGCAGGAATTCTGGCATATAGTAAATTTTATCATTGATTATTTTTTCAATAGATTTACACGTACCTACAGGAACAGTACTTCTAATAATAATAACGCAACTAGGATTAACTGCCTTAAGGCGTTTGATTTCGTCAACTAGTATTTGTATGCTCGCGTCAGTGTCAGTTGGAATACAAAAGAACACATAGTTACACACATACAAGTCTTCAATAGTTGTGCCTGTTAATAAATCGTGTATTACTACAGGACTATTTTTAAGTAAACCTTTGTGTGTGGCCTTTCCCACAATGCCGTAACCTGCAATTCCCAATTTCATTTGAATGAACTCACTTGACAAGAATAAAAAGGAACATTGCTGGCATTAACACCGTAGTGTGTTTCCTCGCTATCAAAGATCCAAACATCACCGGCTTTCCAATTTGTTATATTAATTTTTTCAAATCCCACATAATGCCCAAATGTCCAATCTTCTAAAAAGATTAGATATCTAAAACATCTGTCTATGTTTACACTATGTTGTTCTCGTAGGGTATAGAATGTGTCTGAATGCGTAGGCAATATTAAATTTGGAAGTATGCAAGTCCAACTAACAGAACCTTCTACAACATCCAACACTTTTTTAAATTCTTCAGCATTGACTAATTCGTCATTGAAGCTCTGCAATAGATAACCAGAATTATAAAACTTCCTATCCAAATGATCAAAATTCTTAGCAACAAACGGAACTTGCCTTGCAAACTCGTGGGTTTTTAAATCACCATCCCAAAAGTTTGTTATGTTCCTTACATATTCAATCATTTTTCTTTCTGGCCTTTTCTATTAAATCCTGATATTCTGTATTTGGATGATCTGTTAGATGAGAATGATAAATGTCGATCACTGTCCTAGGTGCTGTGCTATTGAACAACGAAGGAAATACTCCGTGGATAATACTAGCTATGCCCGCATAGATTAATCTTATTCCAGAAATAAACGCCCAGGATAGATGCTCTAGGTATGTAACTTTGCTTTTATTGAGATGTTCATCAAACATAATTTCTAAAGTATTCTCTTAACAATTCGTTATCTATCTTAATACCTGTTAAGAATTTATGTTTATTTAATACTGAGGTCTTTACTATCTCTATCCGTTTGAAATTGTTTTTAAAAAAGTTAGTATACTCGTTTAGTATGTAGGAATCTTTATCGTCCCAAAATGCTAGGTATAGACAATTTTTTACAGTGTCTGTGACTAGGTATGAGTTAGTATTTTTATCGTTAAAATCATTAACAATTTTTATGTCTAATACTTCGCCATTAATTTTAACTAGATCACTTCTGCCCTTATGTTTGTAAAACACTCCCTGTTGCTCAAAAAGATCGTTGGTTATTATTTCTGTATCATATACTGGCAAGGTAACTCCTAGCAGCCCGCCTTGATAAATTTTAATTTTATAAAAATCATCTACGTGATCAAATATCGCAGAATCCTGATATACATTTGATTTATCAATGACTACTGTAAAAATTGGTCCACTAGTTTCATTAGAACCAAATATGCTAGTAATGGATCTAAATACTCCCTGTGCGATGGCCTGTTTTGATTTATCTTGTATGTATGATAAAGTTTGTACATTTAAATTAGGCCATTGGATGTTATTTTTTATGCTAACATCTATGAACCTATCTATCATAAACGGATAAGGGAATATAACAAACTCTAGATCATTTTTAAATTCGTAGATATCGTTTATAAAATCTTCCATTGGAAGCAGTTCATCTAGATCGTAGAATAGGTGTTCAGTTACCTTGTCGCTAATTAATGTTGGTAAAAGATACACAGCTAAACTACTTCCGTGATTTAGATTTCTTACGTGTAAACATTTTCCAGAAAACTTTTTTGAATTTCTCATAGAAACTTTATACAAGAATTCGTGTGTATGTTCTACTATTTTAGGTGTTCCTGTAGTACCGCTGCTAGTGCATCGCATTACTACGTCGGATGGGTTAGGGAAAATATTCTTAGAAACTTCAAACTGTTTATCATCAACAGTAAAATCTATCTCTTTTATACTGTAGGTTCTATTTGAGCAATTTGAAAAAAATATAAATTTAGAAAATGCTTTTGGCTTTTCTTCGATTTCTTTTTTTGAAAAGTCGTGCAAAAATATATCTATAGGTGATAATATTTTTGTCTTTGGATCGTAATATGTAACGTCTGAAAAATCATCATTTCTAGTGTAGTCTACTATCACTATCTTTAAAGACAATTCTGCCGCAGCGAAACACACTGCAAGATAATCAATATTGAGTGTCTGCATTCCTATGAGAATAGATTCACCAGACTGTGCATCACATTTATATTTCAATACATATTTCCAAAGATCGATTTTAGAAACTAAATCTTTTTTATCGTACTGGTGCCCCTTATGTAAAGGTAATCCTATAAAATTATCACTGATCATGTATCTAGAGATAGTATTCTGCATTAAAAATAATCCTCGAGATTTCCTTGTCTTGCTAGATCTAATGTAGCACAATGATACCCCCCACTAAGAGTTTGTGCGTGTCTCATTCGTGTTGGTATGACCGTGAACTTGTGCTGCTCTAATACTTTTATTAAATTAGTTTGATCTTTTCCTACTATTACAGTGTCCTGATCGATACTTAGAATGTTCATTCCGATGTAAGGACTACACGGACTAATACTGCCCGGACCCGATTGTGTAACAGGATTGACATTAACATCTTTAAAATAAATCTTATCCCACTTCTCAAATAATTTAGGACAGTTCTCCGGTGTTACTCTTGTACTGTTTAACAACACCAAACCAGGACGAAGAGGAATGATAGTGCTGTCAAAGTGTGCGAAACTGTAGATATGTTCCGCTGCGTGTAATCTATAACCCCTAGGCTCTAGCGTATTTTTTAACCATTGGAATCCTAACCAATTACCTGTATTAGATATCTGAAACAAAATATCTCGTCCTAATCTTATACAATTAGGAGCATCAAATATAGGTTCTAGGTTATTGAGACTGGGCTTACTCAACTCTTTAAACTGATATGACTCGTCTAATAATCTAGGTTTCGGAGCAGCGATCCATTCAGTTCCGTCTTTAACTGCATCTATCATTATGTTGTGATATGCTCTAGTTTCAAATAGTCTGCTGCGACAAGGACTAGGAGTTTCAATCATTAGATTGTTTAATGGTAATAACAGATCTCTAGGACACCAGGTATACCAACCAGTAGTAGTCCAGTCTGGTGTAGAAAATATTTTAGAATGATCTATTAGTTCTGGTCTATGTACCTTGACCCCTGCTTGTTCTAGTACCGAAGATAACTCGTCGGCATCTTCGTTGGCTTCATCAATTAACCATTGCGGATACTCTCCTTCTAAAGGCTTGACTTTTTCAATGGCATAGTTAGTATAACTCATGCTCATAGTGCTAAGGTCAACTGTGGGGACTCGAGCTTTATCTGCTCGACCTACTACTATTTCTTTTAAAGGATCCCAGTCGTTATTTGATTGTATTTTCATCTTGTTTAAATTTGGTTTTGTCTATTCTCAACATCATAAAAATCCAGTCGCTGTCGGAGAGATTAGATGACGAATGTTCTATCTGCGGAATAAATGTAAAAAATTCTCTATCTTTAAAATTAAATTCCTCACCAGTGCTCATGTGTAGAGTAACTTTTTCCGGATTACTTTTCGATATAGAAAAAGTTAACAACATAGAATAAAGGCTCGAAGAATCAGTATGTTTGACTATCAGAAATTTAGGGCTGACAAAATGTACACTTGCATGTATTAATCCAGAAAGAGTTTCTATATGTTTAATCGTGTTCTTAAAGTGTTCTACAACTCTAGGATTATTTGTTTGCTTGTTCCATTCATTATCTAGAAAAGTTACACATAACCAAGTTCCTAGATCATGCTTCGGGTCATTGTTAATAACTTCTTGCAATGATCTACTATCTTCGTAACTTTGCATTCCTTCTTCAACATTGCTTTTCAGTACCATCCAAGAAGGACCGTCATTAGTTTCGTCATCCTTTGGTTGGGTCAGTAGGAAATCCTTTAACTCTTTCCAGTCTATTTTAGAAACTTCGTCGGCACATATCTGTTTCAGTTCTAGTACCTTATTAAAATCTACATATTGACTAGATAAGATTTCTGCACTGTTATACATTGTTATATGCCCTTATCAAATGTGAGAACCCTGTCTGATTAAACCACTTGTCTATTTCGTGTTGTTCTATGTTGAATTTATCTTTTATGTATAGCAGCTTGTCTGCATTACTTTTTGCCAGTTTAAAAAAATGATCGTAGTTATAGTTGATATCATTTTCTATATCATCTTCGAATCTTTGATAATTTTCTAAAAAATACTTTGTGTTTTTTACTATGGCTTCTAATCTCTCATCTTCGTCGGCTAGGTATGCATAATCTTTTATTAGCATATATTCTTCAAAAGTTTTAAATCCTAATTCTTTAATGTATCTAAACATCTCCGGAGTAGAAGCATGTAAAAATGGATGGCGTTGAACAAATACTCTATAGGTCTTTTCTGTAAGATATCTAGAAGTTAAGTCACTGCTGCTCACACCTTCTGAAATTATGCTTAATACGGTGTTCTTATAAACTGTTGGTTCGATCCATCCTATATTCTTTGTCCACTCGTTCTGGGAAGGACTAGTTCCGTAATGCTTAGATGAGGAATAAACATCGTCTATGGACTGCTCGATTATCTCATCATATCCATCTACATTATTTTTACACCATTGTTCTTGTTCTTCAGTCCAGGGTTTAAAAAATGTATACACTGAATCTTTTAATAAATCGCTTTTTCTAAATTTATTCAAGAGACCTGCTCTGTTGGGCCTGTTAGGAACTCCTCCTAGAAATAAAAATTTATTAGAATTTTTATTCCAGGTATATGTTTCTTTATTTTTATATCCCATAAAAACAGTGTGCATCATAAAATCAAAATGAATTATATTCTTGTATTGATGTTGGTCGTTAACTATGCCTGCAACTACATGCAGATCGATGCTGTTGTCTATTAGATCTATGTTACAGTTGTTATTAAAAAGAAATCCATCTAATAACAACAACCCTAAAATATGTTTGCTATCACCTATCTCTTGCTTTAATAAATCTTCAACGGTGTCTTGTGAAACAGCAAATGTTTCTAAATTAACAATCTTATACATAGTGCTTGTATAATCCCAGACGATTCGTTGGACCGCCCCTGTTGTATTCTGGATAACGATTGTATTCATCTATACCAAATAACACAGTATTGCTAGGTTTAATACCAAGAGTCTTACAAAGTTCTATTTGATGTTTCTTGTAACGCTGAACAATAAAATCTGGAGAGAATCTTTCGATCATTTTATATCCCAATCCTGCTCCTACTCTATTGGTATAGTCGATCTTGTGCAACATTAGTAAAGAATCGTCATTGTCCTCTCTGGTCAGTCTCATACCAACACGAGCATATGCTAAAGGAAATGCTTTTGATAGACTAAACGTAATATCTGTAATGCAGTCAAAATTAAAATTAAAATCTATGTCAGAACATACACCAAAATATACACAGTCAACCAATACAGGAATTTCAAGTTCTGTACAGATACGCAAAGTTTCTCTCATTTTGGAATGCTCGTTACCTGTGTCGCTAAACGGTAGACTGATAACCACTGCATCGTTAGTTTCTAATGGTGCATCTTCTATAAATTTCCAATCCGGCCAGCTGTTCCTCCAGGTCACTTGATGATAGATGTATTCTCCTTTGAAGCAGCGGAATCGTCTTTTGTTATTTTTTATATAAAACTTATCAAATGCTTCTGTGGTTCCGTTGGAAAATACAGCGTATGGAAAATTTTCTATTCCCGTAATGGTGTTTAGTTCAGTAGACTTTATCCACTCTAAGTATCTTTTACAAAATGTCTCGGCATCTATGTTCACAGCCTGAGGTAGGCTGTCCAAAGTCTCTGGATCCATAATAGCAAATGATCCGCCATAGGGTAGAGATCTTTTATCGTTAGGTGGTGCAGTCATATAACTACTTATTCGTTAAATACGCAGATAATTACATATATGAATACCCAAACAGCATTTGATTTTTATTTGAAGAACAAAGATATAATTTGGAAGACTCCAGAAATACCAGAAGACCTTCTCGGTAATCTACAGATTGCCCGATGGATTTTAAACTATTCTAAGATAGGATGGTTGGAACTTGACCTAGACATTGATGTAGAATCCTGGCAAAGAGAATCGGACAAATCTGAATTTCGATTAGTACCACATAGAGAAACAGACAGCAAGGGATGGAACAGTTGTTGTATACACGGTATTGATGTTGATAAAACAGGAGCCTGGACGAACTATGGCTATACTGATGAGTCTCAAGTTCCTTATCATTGGACATCTTTATCGGAACAGACTCCTTCTATAAAATCTTTTTGGACAGATTTTCCTTACGAGTCTTATCGCAGAATAAGATTTATGCAGGTAGAACCTAACGGATATATTAATCCTCATAGCGATGCACCTGGAAAACTACCAGGTGAAAATAATCTTGATATGTTAGACTTCGGAGTACCAATCAACATAGCTATCCATCATCCAGATACTTGTTATCTATCAGTCGAGGGGTACGGAGTTGTTCCTTTTAAAGAAGGTCGAGCATTTATTGTTAACATAAGGAACTATCATAGTGTTATCAATCTTTCTAACATTCCTAGAGTACACTTAATATCACACGGTATACCTGGTATTAAAAAAGAAGAATTTGCAGAGTTAGTCGTTCGCAGTTATATAAAACAGTATGATAAACATTCTAGAATTTAATCCCGGATGGGATAGAAACATAGCTGTATGTTTTGTTGATAACACAAGACAGTATCAGCCTGAGATCCGCGAATTAATAAAAAATCAAGCAGATGGAGTGTTATCTAATCTGTACAAAAAAGGTTATACTGTTTTTCAATGGGTAGATGAGGATGCACTGATTAATCATGTATCTACATTAGGATACGAATTTGCATTAGTGGTCAGCACTGGTACAGAATTTATCAACGGAACTGCATTCTTTGATGCATTATCAAATCTGATTACAAAAGATTTCTTTGTAGCAGGACATATACTAGATCGTGGCGATGCGTATTACGAATTGCATCACCAATGTTATGTTATTAACTTAAAGTATTACAAACAACTAGGTAAACCCGAAATAGGAAAACAACAATTAGGAGCAAAACACAAGCAGTGGATGCCCTGGCGTAGCCCTGAAAACTGGCACGACGACTATACTCCTAAATGGGTCAGCGTAGGAGATGATACTAAGCAGTACCATCATCAATGCCACGGTTGGAATATACTTAGCAAAGGCTTCGAAGAAGATTCTACTATGTTAGTGTTTGACGAAGAACTTAGAAATAATAAAAAACATTTCTATCCTGAAAGTCCTGCTGATTTTTACAAGCAATTAAGTTGGGCATACCATCGACTAAACTACTGTCACGATACATTTGTTCACACAGCCAACACAGAAACTGTAGATCTTCCTATAAAGAAATATGATCAGATTGTTACTCCTGCCAGTGGAGTGTGGTTTACTGAATATCTGTCCGATAAAGGAACAGTAATTATGTACGATTACAACAAATCTTCTTTAGATTATTGGCAGAAGCAATATCCTAATTACAAATTTGTAAAGTGTGATCTTCTAGGCAACGATAATTTGTTAGATTATGTAGACACGAGTATAGGCAATACACTAATAAATCTATCAAACATTTTTAACTACGAAGGAACTTTGTTTTTCTACAGTTTAAATTATAGAAAATATAAAGAAAACTCGTTAATAAGAGATATTGAAAATACAATGCCCGATGCAGATATAAATGTCAGCCTATCGGCAAACATAATTACTGCTGTGCCTACTTGGCATCTATAATCTCTATTAGTAAATTCGCTAGTTTAGAATTAATCGCATCACCTTCGAAATGATTAGGTGCAGAAGGCGAACTATCAGCTGACAGTTCTTTTAAAATTACAGGAACAGTAATTCCATTTTGCCAGTCATATGATTTTTCAAAACACCATAGGTGTATAATTTTTGTATTTTTTAAATTAGATAATACTTCTCTATCAAATCTATAAAACGCAGAAATCATTTCTTCTCTAGCTTTTCTATCATCATACAAAAATTTGTAATAATGTTTTGCAGCATTAACTACACCGTGATTTAATATATTAGAAAGTTTTATATCTTTTAACTTTAAATCCAGCACAGTAGAATAAGTTAAATTTCTAACCACAGGATGATATATTCTGTGATGACTGGTCCAACAAAAAATACACACGTCGGGAGTATCTACAGATGTGAATTGATCTAATATAGTATCCCAATAGCTGCTACCCGGCCGACCTAGATTTACTATATCTGCTTTATAGTTGTTTTTGATTTTTCTAATATAAGTTTCGTAATTAAGAAACCAACTATGCGGGTTACTTTCTTCCATGCAAAAACTATCGCCAAAGAATCCTATTTTCATAGCAGCGTATCACCTACAAGATTTATCATAAACAATTAATTTTCCAGTTTCGTAGTTATCGATAGCATCAATAATTAGATTTGCTACCTTTGAGTTTGATTCATCTGTGCCTATATGATTAGCTGAGTGGAAGAATTTAGGACCTTCTAATCTAAAACAAGATAATGCTGGCCGTATCTCTACTCCGGATGACCACCTATAATCATATGTTACGTTTTCTGGATCTACAGTTCGATCCTCGTTACGTTTTTGTATGTTGCCAAAACTCCATAAATGGATGATTTTAGTTTTATTCTCTAGAGGCTTTAGCACGGTGTTATCAAAATGATACCATGCTGCTTGCATTTCTCTAACAGCTTTTCTTTCATTGTGTATATGTGTGTAATACTCTCTAGCAGCATCGTATGTTTTTCTGTTAAACCAATGTATAGCATTTACTACTGGATCTTTTCTGTGTTCAGGATCCATCACCCATAGGCCTATGTTCCTAATATTTTCATTGAATAATCTATTGCAATCTGTCCAACAAAAAATACATACATCCGGGAGCTGGTCTCGATGCTGGGGGAATTGATTTAAAATAACATCCCATCCGGAGCTTCCTCCGTGTCCCAGACACGCAACCTTAGCACCGTAATGTTTTTTAAGTTTACGTATATAAGTTTCGTATCCATTGCCCCAACTATGAAAGTTACTCTCTTCCATACAGAAGCTATCACCGAAGAACCCTATTTTCATGTATATTCAGTGATCAACAAAGATAGTCTTGTTTGATGTCCGATGTTAGCAGCACCGTGTACATCGTAAGAGTCTAAAAATACAAATACATCGCCCTTCTTATAATCGGTCATTAGCTTGTCATTGTATATAAACACGTGACCTGAATGATAATCTTGCAAAGGTATCCAATATCGTGTACCATCTCTTTCATAAACGTGAGGATCTGAATGCATAGGCATATACTGGCCTGGTAACAATTTTGTAACCCACCAGTGATAATCGTTTTTTAAGAAAGGAAAATTTAATTTAAAACTTAAATCAGGTGGGTCAAATACAAACCAATGAACGCCCTCTAGGTCATATCCAGCATCTCTAGCCTTTTTATATTCGTCACTTTCGTGTTTAAAAGCTGGAGGCCAATCTCTAGGTCTGGCTTTTCCGTCCTTGGACATTATTTCTTCTATCCATTCGTCTTGTATAAATTCGGCAAAATTGCCGATGTATTTCATTGCGTCTGTCATATGCTGATATTTATGGAGTAGTTACTGGGGTAATTTTAAATTGTCTAAATTTTTTCTTGCGGCTAGCATCGAGTGTAACCGGAATACTCAAACACAATGTATCTTTTTGTTTGTCAAACGCACACAGTTTGCACACAGGAATCGATTCTGGTAGCCGTTGAACGAACTCTTTAATTAATTCATATTCGTCAAATGGATTGCAGCCTTTGTATTTCTCTAAAACTTCCTGGGCTTCTGGTTCGTATCTAATCTGCAATTTGGCTTCTGGATAGTTTGTAACTGGCGGACACTTATATAAACGACCATTTTGGAATGTGTATGTATCTTTCCAAGCACAATTCTGATGGCTTGCTTCCTGATCCCCACCCATTTCAAAATATACTATACCATTTTCAACCGTCTTATGATACGGTGGAGCCATTTCAGTTACCTGCTGTAATCGTATTGCTATCCGACCATCTAAGTAATACTCTATCATCTTCCATTCTTTGAGATGGACTTTTTCTTTTTCTATAGTAGTAACTCGATCCATCCAGGGAGATAGTATGTCTAAAACATCTTTTCTTTGTTTTTCAAATGTACTTTCATCGTGACAAGAAACTTGTATCCAGGTTTTTTGATCTTGTACAAATTTTCTAGACAGTTCTTTTCGTTGGGCAAGGCGTGTACCATTAGTTAATATTTCTAGTCTAGCGTCTGGCCATAACTGTCGAACATTATCAAACCATAATTCTAATTCAGGATGCAGGTATGGTTCCCCTCCGCACAAGGATATGTATTTTAAATCTAAAATCTTAGCCCATTCTTTGTAATATTCTTCGTAAGAGGTCCACTTAAATGTTCCTAGAAAATCATACATTGCTAATCCTGTGCAATGACTACAGGTCATGTTACAAAGATTGTTAACCATTATAGAAACGTTTGTTTCTATTAATATTTTTTCATTCATAATTAATTTTAAAATCGTCCGTTGTTATCTGTTTAAAATCTTCTAACAATTCTCTCTCTAATCTAAATGATACCTTAGACGAATTATGAAAAAAGTCTGCTAGTTTGTATTTCTGATTAGCACGATTTAAAAATGGACTAAAGATCTTATCAAACTTGTATCTATAATCGTGCTGTTCATACGCAGGTTCAATAGAAATGTCAATTAGATCTGTCGGAGTTCGACTAGTAAACAGCAGCTCTCTTACTACAAGTTGTAAACGTGGAATAGATCCGTAATTGGTAGCAGCGTGTATATGACTAGCATCCATGTATGCCCATCGATTATCTCTAACACATTCGTGCATTACCTTATTATCTAAATCAATTAGATAAGATTGTTCGCCTGTTAAATTTAAGTGCCAGCGATTGTCTATATCAGCGTGTGCCATGTAACTTTCGCCGGGCTCTAATTTGATAATACGTGCCTGTCCAACAGTGTAGGGAAGTGTATTTAAAACTTCTTCCCAGGCCGTGCCCTTATAAATCTCTTTAATAGTCCATTCATCATAAAAGAAATTACCAGTTGGTTCGTTAAGTACCGCACTATCATCCTGAATAGGACATTCTTTAAGGGCCTTCTCAATTAATCCATCTGGGCATTGCCATCGTTGCTTCTTAATCATAGAAATATTTATGTGCTACTATAATGATGTAAATACGTTTATGAACCTATACCTTAACCCCGAGTGGAAAAAGATTGGAATTAGCATAAGTGGTGGAGCAGACAGTGCGCTATTATCATTTTTAATTTGTTCTAATACTGATGCAGAAATACATTTTACCAATCAGATACGACTTTGGAAAACTAGACCTTGGCAGGAATACGTAGCCGATAAAGTAATAGGTTGGTTTCAGAAACGTTTTAAAAATAAATTTTATGTACATCGAAATCTAATTCCTCCCGAATTAGAATGGGCAGACAAAGGTCCTAATATTATCGACGAATACGGAAAGTTGAAAAGCGGTAATCAAATCATATTGAGATCGCACAATGAATATATCGCTCACAAATATAATTTAAATGCACTATATGGGGGCATAAACAAAAATCCAAATATTCCGATAGACGGCTCATTGAGTGATAGAGATGAAGGACATATACCTCCGTACTTTGAACATAATGGAATTAGTATTTGTCATCCGTTCGTACACACAACTAAAGATTGGATAGTAAAACAATATTATGAAAATCATATTGAAGATTTATTAAATCTAACTCGCAGTTGTGAGGGAGAATTTGAAGGTATTGATTATCAAACCTATCAACCTGGTCAATATGTTCCTACTTGTGGGAAATGTTTTTGGTGTAAAGAAAGAGCCTGGGCAATTGAATCATCCAAGTAAAACCTTTTGTATGCATCCTTTTACAGGATTAGCAACACGCGAAGACGGTGCAATTAAAATATGCTGCCGCAGCCAACCTATTGGTTGGATACAAGAACAAAGTTTAGAAGAAGTGTGGAACAGTGATAACATGAAACTGGTCCGGCAACAGGTCTTACATAATGAAAGACCTGAAGTTTGTAAACCTTGTTTCGATCTAGAAGATCAGGGAGTTGAAAGTCTACGCCAGCGTCACATTAATGGCGTCATTCCTGAAGCACGTATTAACTTATATCCACACGCACTAAATGGAATGGATCATAACTTCAATATGCCATTTACATTTCCTACTATTGAGATTAAACTTAACAATCTTTGCAATCTCAAATGTAGAATGTGCAATCCGTTGGATAGCACGAACTGGAAAGATTGGGATGAAGTTAAACCTTTCTACGAAAAAGAAAACAATTACCTAGTACCTACTGTAGCCAAGTTAGTTAAGACTCCCGGACAATACATAGGACCGTTTGATAACACTGATAATTGGTGGAATAGTTTTGAAAAATTACTTCCTCATTTTAGACGTGTAGAATTTGCAGGCGGCGAACCTCTAATGGATCCGCAGCATTATCGAATACTAGATATGCTAGAGCCATATGGCAAGAATATAGAATTAAAATATGCCACTAATGGCACAACACTAGGAATAAAGGGAGGAAGAAGTGTTCACGAATATTGGCCTAAGTTTAGATCAGTTGCCGTTAATGTCAGCCTTGACGGCGTTGGGAATGTTTACAATTACATACGCACTAACAGTAACTGGGATTTGGTTGTTAACAACATACGAGAAATACAAAAAATCAAAAATGTTACGCGAATAGTAGGAGCATTTACCGCGCAGGCCGCTAATATATTACAGGCTGCAGAATGTGTAGATCATTTTATCAACGAATTAGGAATAGTATTCTATAGTCATAGAGTAAGTTACCCTAATGTGTTATCTGCACAGGTATTGCCTCAACCGTTAAAAGAAGAAGCAATTAACAGATTGAAATCAGTAGAACAAAGACTGTTTACGTTTCCAGCTATAACAGAAAATGCTTTGCTAGAAAAAGTAACAAGACAACAAATCAAAGATAATATAAATTATCTACAGGCTAAAGATCAAAGTCATCTATGGAACGACTTTGTTGAATTTAATAAAAGATTAGACAGCACACGTAATCAAAGTCTAACAGATGCTGTGCCAGAGTTTAAAGACTATGTATAAACTTTCCGACATAAAAAGTATACACTTGGAATTAACCACAAGATGCCAAGCTAGGTGTCCTATGTGTCCTAGAAGAATCAATGGTGGAATATTAAATCCATTGTTTGAAATAACAGAAATTGATCTAGATGTATTTAAAAAATGGTTTCCTGAAAGTTTTATTCAGCAGTTACAGGGAATTAATCTATGCGGGAATCTTGGAGATCCTATAATTGCCAAGGATTGTTTAGAAATATTAGAATACATTAGATCTATAAATCCTTCTGTTATATTGAATATGCACACTAATGGAAGTGCTAGAGATATCAAATGGTGGGAAAGATTAGCCAAGCTCAACATAAGGGTAGCATTCGGCATCGATGGACTAAAGGATACACATCATTTGTATAGGATCGATACTGACTTTGATAAGATAATAGAAAATGCTCGGGCATTTATACAAGCAGGCGGTAACGCTGAATGGGCTATGTTAGCGTTTGCTCATAATGAACACCAGATAGAATCCTGCAGATCTATGTCTCAAGATTTAGGATTTAGAAAATTTACTGTTAAACACACATCTAGATTTCAAGATGATAAACTGCACGTCATTGACGAGCGAGGAAAAACTACACATATACTTCAACCAACAGTTAAGAGCAAGGAGATGATTCCTAAAATCGTAGAATCATTGAAAGTAGAAAAACCTTTTATAAACTGCAAGGTGCAAAATAATAAAGAATTTTATATAGGAGCATCGGGATCTATTAGTCCTTGTTGCTGGTTAGATTTTAGTTGGATACTTCCTAGACACGAAAGCAGAGTAGACTACATGGATCAAATAGATATGCTACCTAGTCTAAGAGAAAATACACTTGAAGAAATTTTTAATTCTGACTATTTTCACAAGATAGAATCTACCTGGATGAATAAACCTCTAAGAGAATGTAGCAGACAGTGCGGATCATTTGATAAGTTGGGAGAACAATTTGTACAAGATCACTAGTTCTTGGCCACATCAGGATCAACTTAAAGTAGAGTGGAATCTAGGCAAGCGGTGTAACTACGACTGTTCATATTGTCCTAGCAGCATACACGATAATTACAGTCCTCACACTGATATAAACGTTCTCGAGTCAGCAGTTGATACTTTATGTGAAATAGGTAAACCCTTAAGAATTAGTTTAACTGGTGGAGAACCTTGCGTTCATCCCGACATCGAGGATTTTCTAGAATACTTAAAAAGAAAATATGTGTTTTGGGTTAACGTAACTACCAACGGTACCAGAGGATATAAATGGTATTTAGATAACGAAATTTTTTATAATCATTTAGTATTCAGTCTGCACTTCGAACAAGAATGGATGAGAGTGTTTGACACTATTCTTAAGTTTTATGACAGCACCGAGCGTGATTTTCATGTTAATGTAATGGCGCATCATAAACACATGCACAGTGTTCGTACGGTAGTGAAAAAATTCCAAGAGTTAGGCATCAGGTATGCTGTTCGTAGGATAAGATGGACTGATGGAGATCATAATATATTTGATGATTTAAGATATGACGGTGACGATCTAGAATGGCTATTAAGTCAAGATGCAACTGCCAAGCCCAATTGCAGAATAGATGACCAACAGATAATACATGCTAATGATATTATTAAGAATCACTTGAATCAATTCAAAGGATGGACTTGTAATGCCGGAATTGAAAGTTTGATGATTAACTGGAACGGTGAAGTACATAGAGCAACCTGTAGGGTCGGTGGAAGCCTTGGCAACATATACGAAGGAACATTTGAAATTCCTTCCAGTCCAATTGTTTGTACTAGAGATTGGTGTACTTGTGCAGCCGATATCCCGCTAACAAAATACAAAAATGATTGAAACTACTGCTATTAATTTAAAAAATCCTTCCGGATTAATGATAACCTGGGATATGTTAAGAAGGTGTAACTTAGATTGCTCCTACTGCGAAAGCACCAGACACAATAATTACAGTCCTTACCCCTCACTAGAAGAATTAAAAGAAACTTTCAACTTCATTAAACAATATACTGACTTGTATAAAGACAAAAGAGTATACAAAGATCACAGCAATATAGATTTTACCGGAGGTGAGCCTACGGCTAATCCTAACTTCTGGCCTTTAATTGATTATATAAAATCCGTAGGAGGATTCAAATTAGGTCTTACTACCAACGGAACCTGGGGACCTCAATTCACAAGCAAGATCTTAGATAACTTTATACACGTTACTATCAGTTATCATACGGAAGCTTCTCCGAAATTAAAGTTACGCAGCTGGAAGAACATCATTGAATTGCATAAAGCGGGAATGAGTGTGCAGGCCAATATAATGTTACACTGTGACCACTTCGATGAAGCTGTTGAGATTTGTGAAAATCTAAGATCTAACGGTATTACAAAGATAAACCCTGTGCCCATCGGTGATGGTAACATGGAACGCAAGGGATGGTTCATAGATTCAGAAGGTAAGAATCGTAGAACCAGTCACGAATATACTAAAGAACAACAAGATTGGTTCTTTAAATTTATGAATCTTGATAGATCGGCTGAACAAAAACAAGAAGGAACTAACATAGGTCGAGCCTGCTGCGGTGGCAGATGCACTACAGGAAAAGTCAACGGCGAGTGGACTGAGGTAAAGTTAGTAAAGAACTGGTTTAAAGATTGGCATTGTACAGTTAATTGGTTCTTTATGCACATTGACCAACATACAGGAAATGTCTTTCATCATCAAACTTGTCAAGCTACATTTGATGGCAAGGGTCCTATTGGTAATATAAAAGAATCACAACAGATCCTAGATAATTTAAAAGAGTTTTTAAACAAGGATAAACTTCCTGCAATCGTATGTCCTAATCAGAGATGCGGTTGTGGTATGTGTGTACCTAAAGCACAATCGTTTGAAGATTTTAAACAGCTTTGGAAAGAAGTTACAACGGCTGAATTGGAATAAATTTATTAATTCCGGTTTCAAAACCGCACTCACATATGTCTTTCTGACAAACTATCGGTTTGATATTGGGACTAAACTCTCTAACAAAGTTCTCATCATAGAGATTATAAAAAGAATCTCTCCCGTAAACCTTCTGTTTACAATTGCCACCTATACGGCCTGTCTGAAATATTTCAAGATGATCTACACCTAAGTTACAGATCCATCCTTTGAATTTATTTTTCCCTTGTAGAGTAAGCCAATTATCTGCAACAAGTTTCTTTTTTCCGTTCTCGATCACCCATAGTTTATAATATTCTTTGTAGGGCAAAGTAAACCACCACCATAGATTAGGCCAACGTTTGAGAGGCTTCTCGAGATATTGAACTTGATCAGAGTTGTATCTACTTTCTCCGTTAAAGTGTACCCATTTGGCAACTATAGGCCAACGCTTTTCGCTGCCCCTTAACATCTCTAATATGCCTTTGCACTTATCCCAATGTGCAGGATCCATTAATACATTGGCAACTAGATTAGTTTTTTCTCTATAAAGAGCATCCCCTACATCGATAATGTGATGCGGTTTGGCATATTCGTGATGCACAGATATTTCTACAGCATCAAACAACTTAGCATGTTGTTTCCACCAGTTGCTACTTTTGTAACCATTAGTTGATAATCGGATAACTGCATTATAATTTGATTTTAAAAACTTACATAAGTCAGGCAACTTCTTCCACAGTGTAGGTTCACCACCTACTAAGTAGAATTCAAAAACATCTTTACCGTTATTTTTATAAGTGTCTAAAAGATATTTTAAATTTTTAATTAATAATTCATAATCTGGCCAGGGATGATCACCTTCGTTGCTGCCAGGAAAGCAATACGAACATTTGTAATTGCATAGATTACCTAACATAAATTCTATGCTAAGAACATTTGATTTTCTGCTGTTAATAACACGAGTCAGCATTTGTACTTTTCCATTATTTCATCAAACATTTCTTTTGTTTCTGCTTTAGGAGCACACAGTCCACACCAACAACTATGTTTCTTACAAATTATATCTGGTAATGTATCGGTTGATATCCGTTCTTTTAGGTCTTTTAAAATTTTATCTGAGTCTTTTAACATCCCTATGACTCCAACCTTTCCCTCTAGATTCATTCTACAGTCTTTATTAGTATAGATCTCTCCTGTTGTTTGCCTAATGTAGAGAAAGAATCTATTCACAGAACAATGCCAGCCTTTAAAATTATTTCCTTTTATGTAGGTTGTTTCTTTATCTTTGTCTGTGCATAGTACTTCTCCCCCGCAGCAAGCTCTGCCCTGAGAAGAAAGATTGATACCATTTCTAAAAAATGAAATGACCTTAGTTGTAATCGGAACTTGTTTTATTCCTGTCAAGTATTCAGTTTGTTCAGCGTTGTAATTAAATCTAAACTCAGTCCAAGTATGATCTAGTTGTCTTGGAGTATAACTTATATTGTTTTCTTTACACCATTCAACAATCTCTACACACCTATCCCAGTGTTTAGGATGCATCAATACGGAAACTTTAAAATTCTTTTTTTGATCTCTAAGATAAAGAACATTAGATTTAAATAGTTCCTGTTGCTTAGGCAAGCTTTCTGAATGAAAACTCATTGTAAAGTAGTCAACAAGATCTGCAATACGTTTCCATCGATCGGTTCCTGTAGTTCCATTTGTAATCAATGCTACATTCAAGTTCCAATCATTGTAGAGGCTTTTCTTTTTTCTCAAGTACTCTAATATTTCTATAATATTTGGATGGAATATACTTTCTCCGCCTTGGATATTTAGATTTGCAAATCTTATATGCTCGGGCCTATCCATCATGTAAAGATTGAGATACTCTACTATAAAGTCAATTGTAGATAAACTATCTTCTAAACTAGGATGATCTATCTTATTGTCGTGCCCATCACCGCAATAACTACAATCAAGATTACATTTTAAAGTAGATTCCCAAGCTACTTGAAATGAGTGATGATTATTAGTTTGATCTAAAAACTTAAAATCTGGCATTATTCTATGAATTTTAATTCTGGGAAGAAAGTAGAAAACTTTGTATTTCTTACTTTATCTAACTCTGCGAGATATTCTTTTAATGCTGGTAACAAATGACTGTTGTCTGCCGAATCCATAAATTCTAGTACAGCTTGCCAGCGGCGCCAACCATAAGGATTCTTTTTCCAAAAGTCTTCATCCTGTCTGTAATTTTCGTGTAACCAGGTTGCAAATTCTGCAAATGATTTTCTTACTTCTGCTTTATCTTCTTGCGGTAAACATCTAATATCTAAAAATGTAGGTATGTAAAGCAGATGCATATTAAAGATACCGCCACCTGCTTGTATTCCGCCCGTGACATTTTCAAAATTTATCTTTTTAAAGTTCTGTTTTATCTTCCATCGAGCAAAGTCTGGCAGATGTTTGATGTTTAGTATCTGTATAGCTGTGGCTATACTGACTTGTATATTGTCTGGGGTGTTATCTAACCTGTGCAAGTTCTTTTCGATAACTGACCAATCGCTAGGATATCTTATGTAATAATTTTTATCACCATAAGCATCTATGCTAAATCCTACTTTAACTTTTTTAAATTTTGTCCATAGATCAATGATCTCTTCATTTACTAATAATCCGTTTGTGTTGTATCTGATTAGGATCTTATCCGCATATCCTTGACTGATTATTTCTTCTAAAAACTTTTTGTGTTCTTTTATTAGTAAAGGTTCCCCGCCTGCAAAGTAAACTTGTTTTAGATTAGGAATCTGTTTATACATTTCTTTCCAGAAGTCTGGATTTTCGTGCCAATAATTGTTGAACTCCTTTTGGTCCCAACTCATTTGACTCTTCAATGCATCGTGTTTGAATAACGGATAGACTTTTTTATGATCTGCTACCCACAAACTCGAATCGTGTGGACTGCACATAACACATTTTAAGTTACAGGTATGGCCTAATCTAAGATCTAGATAGACTAACTTCTCCGGCACAGTGCCATCTTGAGCAGTCTGTTCTACTAACTCCTCTAAATCGATTCCGTCCAAAGACCAGGATGCTGTTTCCCAAATGCGCTTGCTGGCTATTCCTTTGCTTTCTTCTTCAAAACATTTACGACAGCTAGCAGGAATTTCATTGCGCAGCATCGTTGTTCTAACCGAACGCATGTATTCGTTATTCCAGGCGCTCATAGGAGTTTCTCTACCGAAGTTAGCAGGTCGTCCTGTTTCGTTTTTTACTAATCCTACTATATGATCTTCGCCAGCACCAGAGGCATTTGACGAACAACATAATCTCATGTCGCCATTTGGTCTAGTTGCAAAGTGTATCCAGGGCAATGCACAAAAAGTATTGCTGCCGGTCATCGATGCTATTTTATTTTGCCAATGGCCTAGCTCAGTATCTTGAGGTTTAATCCAAAATTCTTCCATTAGATCACCCTAGGTCCGTTTGCTATAAACGTAGCACAGATCCATTTCTCGCCTTTGGTTATTACTGTTGACTCGTGTACGCCAGACTGATTAATTGATTCATCTGGATAGTCATATTCTAGCCAAGCCATTGAACCTTTTTTAGGCTTTATCGAAAAACCTAATACAGGAAAACTAAGTTCTCCACCTTCATAATCATCATTCAAATAGAATATAGCAGTATGCTTTCGATCTCCGCCCTTTTCATAATATTTGATCTTCCTTGGTTCTAAAGGAAAATCTACGTGTAGATCAAAAAACTGACCTTGATCGTATCTATAAATGTCTCCAGCTTCAATATGACTTCGAGGTACTCCTGTGACTTGGGTTATTATGGCCCAAAAGTGTTCTCTGATTTCTTGTGGCGTATCCCAACTTATGTTACGTTGTTCAATTCCTTCGTGTACTTGTCCGTCTGACTGCTGATAGGATTCCCACCCTGCTCTAGGATTCATTCCGTCTTTATTAAACTTGTCAATGATATAATCACAGTATTCGTGATCAACAACATCTTCGTAGACGGCAACTAAAGGCATTTCTGAATATACTATTTTGTTCATAAATCTATCTGTGGATATAATTTTTGTAAATCTATTTGTTTAACTTGCTTCTTTGATTTGTAAGATTTCATAAAATCATACAACTCCGGGTTTACTTCTTTTAAAAATTCTTGTCTTAGCTTATCAATTGAATTACTATAAAAAATAAATTCATCGAAGTACTCAGTATCTTCGTTGTTTAAAAATTTAAGAACTTCCGGATATGGTTCAACTGAAGATCTTATTTTATTTTTATACTCGGCGGGCAAAGAACTTATTCTTAAAAATTCCGGATAGAATAAAAATTTCTTCTCTAACCCAAACTCAGGAAATTCTTTCTTAATAAATGAATCTAAGTCTTGTAACTTATTAACATTGTATATATTCACAAGAGTCGACACGCCGATAAAAGTACTTTCGGGAGGTCTTGATTTCATTAAAGACCGCAAGAAATTTAGTGTGTTAACAATATCATCAAAGTTTGACTTTCCTCTAATGTATTCATTCAATCCGCCGTATGCATCTATGCTAACAAACAAATCAAGATACCTACATTTTTCAAACGCTTCTAAAATGTATCCTGAAGGTGTGACCATTCCGTTAGTGTATGTAGAGATTACAACTTGAGATATTTCTCCGGAGGTCGTAAAGTCTTTAAAAAATTCTTGAGCTCTAGGACTTATTAACGGTTCACCGCCCCAAAATTTAATTTCTTTTAAATGTGTCTTATCTATTTCATTATGTCTTGTTGTTAAGATAAACTTTTTAGGATTGATTGTCTTACCTAATACTTCTATTTCATCTTCATACAACATATGACTATTAGTAGATGCACACATTCTACATTTTAAATTACACAAGTTATCAAACTGCATTTGAATTGCGTGGATCTCAACATTATCAACATATCCGTATCGGTTAATACTTCTTTGCCTCATAGATTCTACACCGGCAGCTTCTTCGTTATAACATTGGTCGCAGCCTTTAACAGGTTGGCCGGACAACAATTGATTCCTGAACTGTTCTAACACTCCTGTGTTAAAAGACTGATCGAAGGAATCTTTTATAAAAACTTTATAAGCGTGATTTTGACAACAGGGCTGTAAAATGTCACCGTTGAATAGAACTACTTCCCTAAAGGGCAAAGGACAATACTTGGAAGTCATTAATAAAAATCCAAATGATCTATGTTTATAATTTTTCTAAATTCTTTACTAAACTTACAATCTATTCTTAGTCCGTATTCTTGTTCTAAACTGTGTTCTCCACCGTGCCAATCTTGGTCGTTCCAGAAAGCGGCATGTGAGTTTACATAGTGTTTGTCTTGTGTGTCTGGATCCCAAATATAGAACCCACGTTTGGTACGATAACGTATGTGTATAAACTCATTGTTATGAGGAGTATAGTAGTCGTTTTCAAACACACCATTCTTAGCATCTAAGTCTCTGTGCTCAAAAGCCTTACCGTTATGGTCGCAATGAAAGAATATCACACGTCCAATACGATCTATCACACCGTGTGCCTGCAAACTTTTTACCCAACTTACTACGCCCGGAAAGAATCGACTTTCTTCTGTTAGCTGACGTTCAGCATTGCGTTCATTCCAGTCGCCTTCATTCCATAGGAAATAATATACGTAAGGATCATTAGCACCCAACACACTCTTAAGATAACGTGTGAATAAATTGCGCTGTTTATAATCTTTAAAGTCTGTAGGATAGATTTCTTTTCCCTGCACCTTAATAGGATGATCATCGGGTAGTTTCTGATATTCTTCAAACGCTTTGTAGATTGGTTTCCAATCGATAACATAACTACCTCTGCTTTGATCAAAGCCAGGTGCCATCCAAGTTCCTTCCTTGGCATAATCTCTAGCCAAAGCAAAACCTTTACAGATCTCAGCGTGTAGATCTATAAATCCTTTTACATCCAAAAACGGATCTAAGTTAATGTAGGGCTTACCGCCAATACCTCTAATCATAGCAATACTTAGCTGATAAGTATTTGCATGAATACGGATTACGAATATTACTACAATGATGTTCCTGGCAAAGGCCTTTGCCGAAATAATTTAATCTACACAAGCCTTATAAGCAAAGACCGTAAAACATTTTGCCAATGGTATCATAACGATACTGAATATCATCGAGGACAAAATCAAGTCGTAGATTCTTCTTTAATGGAAGAAAAATGGTTGCGTGAAGTAAATTATATTACACAGATGCGTAATTCGTTTCCGGACTTGGTACCAAAGATACTTAATATAGATCTAGACAAAAGAAAAATCTATCTAGAAATCGACGGTTATGATTTTTGGCAACAGGCAGGGACTGTAGAACAAAATTATGACAGCGTTCTTCCTGATTGGAAAGAACAGATGCTTGACATATTTAGAGCACATAGACAATTAGGAATCTATAAGTATAGTCTACACCCTAGTAGTTACTTTGTAATTAATGGAAAATTAAAAAGCATCAATTATTTCTTTTGTTACAAAGATCACGAAGCTCCGATCACGATTAACAGTGTGTTGAGCCACATCAGTGAAGATAGACAAAAGGATCTCTATTTAAAAATAGATAAACTAGGACTGTCAGTCGATAGCCCTGTTCCGTTTATTGATTTACAGATGCTGGCATTTGATAGTTTTAAAAATAATTTTCCAGACGATTTAATGGAACAAGCCAAAAACATATACAAATAAAATGATATTCAAACCATATTTAAAAATGTTAGACATCTACTACGGTGCAAGATGTAATTTGTTTTGCAACCAATGTGACACTCGTAGTGATACTATCAGAGATACAACTAACGATCCTGACCTTGAAACTATATTCGAGGGGATTCGATTAGCAAGAGAAAAGTTTGAAATCGAACTTTACAGCATGATTGGTGGCGAACCCTTGTATTACCTTGATAAAATAGATGCTATCCTTTCATACATAAGGTCTCTTGATCCGGATACTCCAATACAGTTCTCTACAAACGGAACATTATTGTCTAAAAGAATAAATGAAGTTTCTGAATTACTAAGAAAACATAAATGCAGTCTATTTGTGTGCAATCATTTTTCATCATTTGATGCATCGATGTCAGAGAAAATATCAAACAGCGTTGACGAATTAGTAAATCAGTTAGGTCTGAAACCCGGTGATGCTAACAAATTCTTGTACGACTTTATGAAATTAGACAATCCTAGAAACGATCCGTTCTTTGCTAAGTGGATTGATATTAATAAAGATTACAGCCAGGGAGAACAACCCAACGATCTTTACTATCACGACAACGAAATATTTGTACACTTTAGACCGCAAGGAGAATTTAAAAAGAATCATTATATGAAAGATGGTAAACCTAAACCATTTCAAACAGGACTACCACATCTTTCGTATAAGCAAGGATGTAGTAGTCCTATGTGCAGTTTTCTAATAGACAAGAAAATATATAAATGTGCTGCACTTGGCACACTAAAAAGATTGTTAGAATTTCATAATAGTCTAGATGATCCGGACTGGAAAAAGTATCTCGATTACAATTATCTAGATTTAGAAAACTGCACAGACGGCGATGTGATGAAATTTCATTTAAGTAAATTTTGTGCCATTGCAGAATGTGATATGTGCGGAACCAAATATTTTAATAGATCCAAGGAAGATGTTACCAATGTACAAGTTATTAGAATGGACCTCTGATCTAGATCTAACTGACTTTTATAATAAAGCTGACCAAAAAGGTTTTTACAATAACAGTAATCAACAAAGAATGATAGACTGTTTTAAAAACGAGAGAGATTGGAAAGCTTGGATACTCTACGAAAATGATCAAGCAGTGGGTAGTGTAGTCTCTCACACTTTTGATGATGTAATGGGTACGGGTAGTTACAGAGTGTTGGCGAGATGCTGTGTACTAACAGGTGCTAGATCAAACGGTGGAATGATGACTGCTCGAGTGGCAATAGGTCAACATCAAAACATCACCGATCAATTCTTCCTACCTGCTTGCATTGAGTGGGCTGGAGATAATATCTATGCAACCTCTAATGAAAGTATTGTTGCTAGCCAAAGATTTGTACACAGAACTTACTTCCCTACTCTTGAAAAACTAGGAATCGTTGAAAAAGTTAAAGATGTATTTTATAGAGGAACTGATCAAACTGTTTGGAAAATAAAAGTTGATAAGTTCTATGAAAATTTAAATCGTTATCCTAGATGGATCTAAATTTGGATTAATCCTGTATAGCTGCTCCCTTAGATAAGGAGTCAGCTTCCATCTAAATTCCATTTGTCTTACAACGGGATGTCTAGTCCAGAACACAATCGACTCTATTATATCGTCGTGGCTAGTGGTATAATCACTAACAAACGCAGCAGGATCATTGTCAACTGTTGTGCCTTCGATAAAACTAAGATCTAAATGCAGTATAGGTATTCCGTTTGGATCTAAACTTATCAATCTACATTCTTCTGCTAACTCTTGCTTGTCTTTCACATATTGCGTAGGTATAATTTCTGGATAAAATCTACTGACACTGCCCATAACTACCATAGAATCAACTTTATTCTTTAGTGCTTGTAGCAACTTTAACTGCTGTCCGTCCCTGTAGGCATTGTTAATAAACAACTCACAACCAGACGCTTCTTCGACCACTCGATCAAAATCTTTATCAATGTCGTATCCATTACTGCGAGACAACCCTACAATTTCTCTACAGCTATCTTGCTTGAGAGCATCATATATAGATTTGCCAATGCCGCTGGTGTGACCAGTTATAACTATCCTCTTACTCAATTCTTTTCTCCGTGAATAAACGATACACAAGTTACTGTTGGATTAGCAAGCCAAAAATCAATAACTTTACCTATTGTTTCTGGATCATTATAACTTGCACCTGTTAGTTCTAATAACAATATATTTCTGTCACTTGTATTCGCTACTTCTAATACACGTTGTTTTAATTCTTTTTTATTCTGACTATATTCAGGCATACTAGGATCGGGATAGTCTGCGGCTACGCTACCCATTACTACTATATTTTTAATTCTAGAGTGTAATTCATTAAAAAGATCTATTTGCAATTTTCCGCCGTAAGCATTATTAATAAACAAATTACAACCTACTGCCGAAGTAACGATATCATCACCTCGATTTAATCCAATAACAAAATATCCCTTCTTGGTAAAATATTCTTTTAAAAATTTACCAAGTCCTCTAGTTGTACCTGTAATACAAACTTTAAACATACATCACCACAAATTCAAAATATATTTAGGTTCTAGTCCGCAGTTAGATCCGGCGTGCCAGTATCTCCTATCTGCCCATTTAAATGTATCGCCTTGCGCTTTGTTATAGAAGCATTGATCTTCTACTATAAAAACGTGTCCGAACTTTGGTTTTGATATATGACAATGATATCGGACCATAGGAGGTAACTTAGATAATTGTTCTTCCTGATCGTTTACATCCCAATGTATAGGAGCAAAGTGTCCAACATCTATCCTACTGATCCAGGCAGTGCGATAAGTTTCAATATTGTAAAATCCACAAAACTTATCAATCACTGAAGAATCAAATTGCTTACCTGGAAGATACATACTCCATCCAACGGTGCCGCCTTCATTTAGATTTTTGTATCCGGCATGGTCCCATAAGTCCGAGACTTCTTTAAGACCAGGAATGTCATCACTTTTCTTATGACTAGGTCCTATGTATTCCGGAGCAGTCGATGCACACTGTTTTATTATTTCATCCCAATCTATTATCTGAGAACAGTTTCCTATGTATTCTATCATCTAGGTTTTCCTAAAAAATGAAATAGGTAATAGGGCTCTGAACCACAATTAGTTCCAGCATGCCAATTCCTATAGTTGTCCCATTCCCATACATCGTGTTGTTTGGTATTATAAAAAATATCATTTTCAATTATCAACACATGACCAAATTGAGGCTTCTCCATAAAGCAAACGTAACGAACTAGATCGCCTTCGGCTAACCATTCTTTCTCTTTGTCTTCTACATCCCAGTGGTATGGAACACATCGGCCTGGCCATAGTTCGCTAACAAATACCCTTCTTGGATCTGCATTGACTAGATCTGCAAATTTATTTTGTACCTCTATATCAAAATGAGTTCCTGGATAGTAATCGTACCACTGTATTTTTTCTAAGGCATATCCAGCATCGGTCCAAATTTTTATAACTTCTCTATAAGACCCTAACAGATCCTGATCCTCCTGCCAGCTAGATTCAGATCTATCAACTACTGTGGTTACAGAATTAAAGTCACCATCATTCCTGGACTTGCATATTTTTACAATGCTTCCCCAGTCTATTAAATTTTCAGTGGAACCTACATACTTAGGCATTGAAGAGATCCTTATAAATGAAACTCATGTTTTCTTCTCCCCAGAGGACGTGAGATCTTAAACTATTCTTGAACATGATTTCAAGATTGTATCTATGGTCGATCTGATCTCCTGTTTCGTCTAATCTAAATTTAGCTGTCTCGTGTATGATTCCGTCCATGTAAACAGCTTCTACAAAAGGGTCTGATACAGGAACACATCCGTACCAATCAATCGCCCTCATGTTATTTTGATCATCGATGTAATGGCAGTGCGGATACATCGTGAGTTTGTATACACCATCTCGGTATTGATCTTTAATTATGTCTTTTATCTGTTGTTTCCAAATATCTTTAGGCCAAAACTTCCCACCATACATAATTTGATTACAGGTTTCGTTATACCATTTGATGTAGATCTTTTTATTTTTTAAATCTATGTCAACAACTTCTGGAGCATATGGTTTATTTTTAAAAAATTCTAACCATTTGATTTCGTTATTAAAAAACCAATCAACTACTTCTCTAGTATACAAAGGTCTCGGGTATCCTGTTAATTTTTGGTATTCGTTATCCTGATCGTAGTTTTTACAAAAAGTTTTGCCATCCTCGCTAACTAACGGTTCATAGGTCTGCTGGGCCATACAGCGATTGCCCTGCTCATCTAATTTAAAGTATTGATTCCAAATCATTGTATTCTTTTTGGTATTTTACTGTCTGCTGAACTTACACAAGTTTCTGTTACACAGACCTTAGGTTCTTTAAAAATTTGGAAATCCTCCAAAGTTCCTAAGGGTTCTTCTTTGCAACTGTAAGCACGTTTTACTTCATTTCCTCTGATCACTAGACTTTGATACCCGCTGTTGCAGGTCCAATTTTTAAATTTATTAAATCCAAAAGCATTAAATCTTTCTGCTTGATCAAAGTAATAATCTGTTGTTCCGTTGTTTAAACGGATTTGATATACATTTTCATCTTCAGATCTTTGGGGAAATCCTGTTTGCATAATCTTTATCATTTCGTCAGTGTACCCTTCTACTACACGGCTAGCAGTAGGATCACTTTGGGGTTTCAATGTGACGTTGATACCTTTCCTGTGGAATCGATCGCAGCGTTCATACAGCTCATAGAATCGATCAGGCACCATTACTTGATTGATAGTTACATGCACACGCTCATACATTAGTTGCAAACACTTGTCTCCAAACTCTTGCTCTTTGGCAAACTCCTCGTGAAAGCTGGCTGTGATGCTTCTTCTTTGTAATAAACAAGTATTACTACACCAGGTGTTCCACCATTTGCTTCCCGGACTAAGATTAGTAGTCATATGCACACTTTGATAGGAACTTTCCTTCTCGTCCAAATACTTGACTAAGTCATTTAGATGTTTATAAGCAGTTGGCTCGCCGCCGCTGAAGCTCCAATGGAACTCTGTGAATCCGTTCGAACGGGCTTGACTTTTAATTTGATCAATTGTATTCTTATACACATCAAGTGATTGGTAGTCTTGTTGATCGCTTCTGGCGTAGGGCCAACAGTAGCTACATTTGTAATTGCAGAACCTGCCCAGTATCCAACTTATGTTGAACAGTGGACGATCTAACATTGTTTGTTGACCAAACGATTTTATAGACTGCCAAGAAATTTTTTCGTAATTCATCATCCAGTGTATTTACAGAACATAAATAACTGTGTACAATATTTAGAATGTTGTAAAAATACCACATTATAGTGTACTTTTTAGATTGACAACTAAATAAAGTTACATTATAATTTTTGCAATGGTTAGGAAGAATGCCAAAATAGGTTGACAAGCTTCTTAACAGTTGTTATAGTAAGAACATCGCTGGAAACAGCACAAGGAAAGAAAAGCAAATGAAACAATTATCGTTACATAGACAAGCGAAACAGATAGCCCAGTTGGGAGGCTTTATGCCCTCATATTGGTCTGTATGTGAGATTAGTCTATCTAATGATCGTACACCAGAATCGGGGTCCTCGGAGGATCGTGTAGCGTAAACAAAACTACACAAACTTCAAAAGGACCCCAGGATTAAAAACCCTGGGGTTTTTGTTTGCCGAAAGGAACAGATGGAATTTGAGATAGATGACGATTACAAAGTTGAGCACAGTGAAGGATTTGTTTTAACTGAAGAACAATTTAAGAAATTAATTGAATCTAAAGTGAAAAGAAACACATTTTTTTACTCGTTAGACAAAGTGCGGGAACGTAAGGAAGACCTTTCGTAGAACGCGAAGTGTGATAGGGAACGCGACCCTGCAGGGCACTATAAAAATCTTGCTACTAATGTGGGCGGCCTACCGGATGGTAAGTCTAGGGCGACAACCTAGATGCGTAAAATGGTAGCGTATTAAAGTGTTCTATCGACCTCTGAACAAGGCGGCGCATAGCGTACATAGAGCACTTTAATACACACTCTTCATTCAGCCCCTGACGCTGTCTAAAACCATAGGGAAGAGTGTTTAACCAAAAAGTATTGACAAGTAAAATAACTTGTATATAATAGAGACTTAGGGCAGTTTATTGTCCTGTAGCGTATGGTTCGCCCAGCGTTACGAAGAATAACTGTGGTGACACAGCCAAAGCTAGAATGCCTACATACTAGCGCCAGCAATGGTTCACGTAAACAAGCCTGCTCACTACCGCGAGGTAGCGTTCACTGATAAGACCGGTGGATGTAACTGTGAAGCAAGTGTTAGGGAAAGAATGTGCGTCGACAGGCCGTAAGGAACCTGGGCGTATGAAAAGTAACAGGTGGTGCTGACTTCCTAACAAAACCAACTTGCGAACAGGTATGAGAAAGGGTAGTGCATTGGTTCGAGATGTTGCAGTCAAGAGCTCGTGTGCAATGTTAATGGTTAGTGGACTGTTTTGATGCAGGACACCGATCGTGAAACATCACTGAGTAGTCCGCAAGACAAAAGGTATGTGGTGAGTTGTATTCAGTAGTCCAAAAGATTATTGAGCAACAGAGGTAGCTCATCACGGTAGGTTCGATATAGCTCATTCGGTAGAGCATCTGTATGTTAAACAGACGGCAGTTGGTTCGATTCCAACTATCAACACAAAAATGCAAAGACTGCCTCGGTCATACGTGAAAAGCATCTAATGCTTGACACGCAAGTGAATCAAGCCTAGTAAAGCTCGCAAGGTGATACTAGTTTGTATTGGAAGTTTCGTAAAGTGTTAGCGCACTTGAATGGCTCGCAAGGTCAACGGGATAGATGATACAGAATAGCGTATGACGACAAGACTACTGCCTGTCTTTAAAAACGGCGATGCTGGTAGCAGACATAGGTACCGCAAGGGCTTATGTGGATGTCGAGAGAAGCTGTGCTCGCAAGGTGCAGTATAATGCTCGAGGTGTTACTGGTTAAAGTGTAATCTCAGCTTTAACACTATTCTAAAACATATTGGCCACAGCCTAGACGCATAGAAATAGGATGCATAGCATATTGTCGTCAGTGTATTTCAGAATAGTTTTTGGATGTGTAGGAAAATTGGTAACCCCAGTGGACTGTAAATCCGCCGCCTCTGGCACTGCTGGTTCGACTCCAGCCGCATCCACCAAAGAATGTATCCCTAGTGTCAACGGCAGCACGACAGTCTCCAAAACTGCTAGTCGGGGTTCGAATCCCTGGGGGTACGCCAGTAAAGTCTTAATGGGAGAGTTGCGGGAGGAGACTTTTACGTAAAGTCGCCGCTCACTCTTAAACAACAGCCCTGTGTGTCCCTTAGCAGTTTTTATGCACGGTTCGTCTATCGGTCGAGGACGCTGCCCTTTCAAGGCGGAAAGACGGGTTCGATTCCCGTACCGTGTACCAGTTATGCACCGGTGGCAGAGAGGCCCAATGCAGTGGATTGCAAATCCATAAAACCGTAGGTTCAAATCCTACCCGGTGCTCCATTGACAAACTAATTTTTATACTATACACTGTAGTATGGGAATTAAATTTAGAAAATCATTAGCTGTAGGCCAAGTATGGGAATCCAAGATGGAGAAATGGATGGACCAATACTTCGCTAATACAAACTGGGAAGTCAATGATACCCGAGACGTACATAGAGACGAGGACGGAGATCAATTTCCCGACTATGTTCTTTACAATACTGAGACAGAAAAGATCTGTTTTATAGATGCTAAGAAAAGAAACTGTTACGAAATGTATGGTCAAAGATACTTTGGCTTTGATGAACGATTCTATAACAGTTATAAAAACATAGCTAAGAAACACGATACAAAAGTTTACATAGGATTCAATGATCCTAAGTTTGATCCAGACCATGTCTATATCCTAGACATGGATCTACCTCACAGTAAAAAATTATTCTTTAGTAATGAGCATGGCACTAGTTATGCTTATCGTTGGAGTGTAGACATTCTAACAAAATTTAAAATCGAAGGAAGTGTGGCAGAGTCCGGTTTATTGCACCTGTCTTGAAAACAGACGATCAGAAATGGTCCGTGAGTTCGAATCTCACCGCTTCCGCCAACATTAGGTCTCAAAGTGTTCATGGACGCACATCAGCCTGTCACGCTGAAAGAAGGGGATCGTTACCCCTTGGGACCGCCAACGGTAACGTAGCATAATGGTCGTGCAACAGCTTCATACGCTGCAAGGTATAGGTTCGAGTCCTATCGTTACCACCAAATAAAATTTGCCTCAGTAGCTCAGTGGTAGAGCAACGTCTTGATAAGGCGTAGGTCGGTGGATCGTTCCCACCCTGCGGCACCAAGTTTGTAGCGTTAGCAAGTAAAAAGCACATTGTAAAAAGGTTCGAAACTTAATACAATGTAGAGCAGGAGGGGGTTCGACTCCCCACCGTCCATTCCGGGCGGTAGCTGAAGTGGAAGCGCCTGGCTTAGTAGCCCAAGTAACATGTCCTGGAAAACCTCCGCATAAGGAAGTCCGGCTCTGTATGCGTAAACACTAGCGATGAACCTGAGGACGCTAGGCTACAATCCTTTAACCTGGGTGTAATGTCAATCTGCGTAGACGGCGATCTTTGGAAGATCGAGGTTGTAGGTTCGAATCCTACCATCCAGACCAATTCGGCCTGTAGCTCAGTGGAAGAGTTCTGGTCTTCGAAACCAGCTGTCGGGAGTTCGAATCTCTCCAGGCCGGCCAATACCCCTGTAACTCATTGGACAGAGTACGATGCTACGAACATCGGAGTAGGAGGTTCGATTCCTTCCAGGGGTGCCAGAAATATGCGAGCGTGGTGGAATTGGTATACACAGCAGACTTAAAATCTGCCGCCTTCGGGATTGAGGGATCGTGACCCTCCGCTCGCACCAAATGCCCCTGTGGCCAAATTGGTAAAGGCAGCTCTCTCAAAAGGAGTGTTAGTTTCTCCCGGTTCGAGTCCGGGCAGGGGTACCATTAAAGGAGAAAACAAAATGGGGCGATCGCAGTTATTATTTTGGTTGTAGTAGGATTAATTTGGATAGACAAAAATTTAAAATAGGAGAATGGCATGAAGGTAGGTAAACCTTAGTGTCGCCCGGTACTCCGTGTGGTCCGGGTTGGCACAGTAAATCAATCTAATACGGACTATACGGAGGTATAGCTCAATGGCTAGAGCAACCGGCTTTTAACCGGTAGGTTCAGGGTTCGAGTCCCTGTGCCTCCACCAATTTTGCTGCTTTAGCTGATGTGGTCATAGCACCGGTCTGAAGAACCGAGGAACGTGGTTCGATCCCACGAGGCAGCACCAAATATAGCGGTATGGTGTAATGGTAACACAACTGACTTTGACTCAGTCGTTCTAGGTTCGAGCCCTGGTACCGCCGCCACACAATGGTGTCTTTAGTGTAGTGGTAGCAAAGCTGACTGTGAATCAGCAGGCGAGGGTTCGATTCCCCAAGGCACCCCAAGGAGATAATTATGAAGCCTGTAACTTTTGAAAACATTCTTAATCACGAAAAATTTGTTTGTGAGAACACGCGAGATGTGCAGGTAATAGATGGTGTTGAATATCTCGTCGTTCATAGGCCTAGTCAGGAAAGACGATTCTTAATGCGCAAGGATACTCTAAAAAAATTAGAAAAGAGACTTGACACAGCTAAGTAATTTGCTATAATAGATTTATGCCCCGGTGGTGGAATGGTAGACACGTTGGTCTTAGAAGCCAATGTCGCAAGGCGTGAGAGTTCGAGTCTCTCCTGGGGCACCAAGGATAATCATGGAAGAGATTAATTTCGCAAAATTTACCAAAGACATGGCGGACTTTGAAAAGAAACTGCCTAATGTCGACTTCGTAGTAGAACAAGTTGAAAGCCCTCATGACGCAGACGAAATAATGTGGGTACTTGAGATACAAGGGGACAAACTTCATTTTCCTACATATAAAGAAATGAAACAGTATCTAACTAAAGTTTCTAAAGAGATAGGGAAAAAGAAATAAGCATCGTTAGCTCAGTGGTAGAGCAGGGCCCTTACAAGGCCAAGGTCGGGAGTTCAACCCTCTCACGATGCACCAAAAATGCCTCCGTAGCTTAATGGTAAAGAAGCGAGCTTATACCTCGCCAAAGCACAGGCCAGATAAGCCTGAGTGTGCAGGTTCGAGTCCTGCCGGAGGCACCAATTTATTATAGAAAACTATTTTTCTATAATATATACAAATATGAAAATAAAAAATATAGTTATAGTCGGTGGCGGCACTTCTGGCTGGTTTACAGCAGGAGCTCTTTCAAAAGTCTATGATCAATTTAATATCACTTTGATAGAGTCTCCGGATATTCCAAAGATTGGAGTAGGAGAAAGTGTTACACCGCACGTACAAGGATTTTTTGATTTTCTAGAAATTGACACAAAGCACTGGATGAATGAAACTGGTGCTGTTTATAAATTAGCTAACAAGTTCACTGGATGGATCACTGGGGATCAAAATGAATCCGAATATTTTGGATTTTCGTATCCTTCCGCAGCAGAGTTGCTGTACAGAGAAACTTCAGAATTAGTCAGCTACAACGATTTAAAATATCCAGAGAGTACTGTTAAAACAACAGATGTATTTTCTCAACTGTTGTTAGATGGTTCCATAGACAAGTTTGATAGGTATTGGAGTAGTGCATATCATTACATGGAGAAAAACGTTTCTCCGTTTTTAAATGACAAGTATCTACTTAATCAGTTTTACAGCTGGAGTCAACACATCAACGCAGATAAATGCGGAGACTATGTAAGAGATTTTATTGCATTACCGAACGGTGTGAAACATATTTCTAAAAAAGTCATAGAAGTAAAATGTGAACAGGATAAAATATCATCCGTTGTTTTAGAAGATGGAGAAGTTGTTACAGCTGATTTGTTTGTTGATGCTTCTGGTTTCGCGAGACTGTTAGTCAAAGCACTAAACTGGAATGTGATTCCCTACAAAGATTATGCCATCGATACTGCTGTAGTTGCACAATTAGAATATAACGACATACAAAAAGAGTTAGTAAATTACACACAATCGATAGCACAACCCAACGGATGGATGTTTAAGATCGGTTTATATCATAGGATGGGATGTGGACTTTGTTTTAGTTCTAGTCACTTAGATGTTGAACAGGCTATAGACGAGTACAAAAAACTAAATTCTAATAGAAGATTAGAACCCAGAGTGCTATCCTGGAAACCTGCTAGATTAGAACAATTTGCCAATGGTAACGTAGCCACTGTAGGACTGTGTTCTGGTTTCTACGAACCATTAGAAGCAAATGCGTTATACATTTTGATCAGTGGAATATACGAATTGATCAACAGTTTAGACGGATATAAAAAAACTGGAAACTTAGATTGGTCCAATTACAATAAGAAACTGGCATACACCATTGACGATCTAACAGATTTTATAAAGATACATTACACTCTTAGTAAGAGAACTGACACTGACTTTTGGAACGACATGCGATCGATCGGCGACAAAGAACGTCACGAAGATTTGATTTTTCAAAAGTATAGCGATGGAAGAAATTCCATAACCAATGCTAAAGACCATTGGACATTATTTGCAGAATATATGTGGTTGCAGTTAGCGGCTTCTTGGAAATTAGATTTATCTAAATTTAAGAAAGATTCGATAACTAAAAATCAGTTGAACTTAGGACGTCATTATTTTACTTCGAGAGAAGTAAAGCACGATTTAATCAGCGATGACTTACCTAATAATTATGAATGGTTAAAAGAAAATATATTCCAGGATGTAGATTATAAAACCTGGGAAAGAAAGTATCTCAAGTGAAACATTGGAGTGTTGGCCGAGTTGGTCGAAGGCACCTTCCTGCTAAGAAGGCATGTGGGCAAAAACCTGCATCATTGGTTCGAATCCAATACACTCCGCCAAATTTTTAAAAAGGAAAAATATGTTAAAACCAGGCGCTAATTATAGAATGTCAAAACCTCTAAAGACAAGTTTAGCATTGTCTAAGTTTCAAGATCCTCACAAAAAGGCTCAGTGGAAACGTGCAATGATACAAGCCGAGATGGCTGCGTTGATTAAACCAGTATCGTCGAGATCTCGAAATAAAGACAAAGCAGAAGAATAACTCGTCTAATGAAAAAGAGGATTTTAATAATTATAGATCCCTGGGAATTAGATTGGATTAATATTTTACTTTTTCCGTTGTCAGCGCATTATGCTGTGTTGAGAAATATCAAAAGATTCGTTGAATCGAGAAATGACATCGACACTATAGTCATAGCTGCATACGATAACAAGAAAGCATCTTCTATAGTATGTAATCTTAAAGGTAAAAAAATTTACGCCACTACTATCGATGAGATTAAATTCTTACTAGATGACGATACCGTCGATGGAATATTCTTAGCAGGAATGGCTTGGAATATGTGTGTAAGAAACAGAGAACTAGGATACTTAAATCTATCCAAGTTTTCTGGTAATAAAGATTTGTTAGTAAAAAATGATTGTGTTATATATTCTGGAGAATACGATTCTAAATATTTTGATCCTTTAGAAAATCCGGAATGGTTACCAGTAGAAAAAAACGTTTATAAGTACACAATGGGGGTATAGCTCAGCTGGGAGAGCAGTAGCTTTGCAAGCTAAAGGTCATCGGTTCGATCCCGTTTACCTCCACCAAATAAGAGGATAATATGTCAAAAACAAATCATGCAGATCCAATGAAAACAAAAACAGGAAAGACTAGACTAGGACCACTTAATCTAGTACAATTACGTGAGATGTTAGAAAAGAGCTCTCGTCCAAAAGACAAGAGCAAGATTCAAAATAGAATCAGGACATTAGAATCAAGAAGTAAGTAAAGTTTCGCCCTTATAGTTAAATGGTATAACGACGGTTTTGTAATCCGTAGTTTGCAGTTCGATTCTGTGTAGGGGCACCAAACACATTCCCCGGTAGCTCAGCGGTAGTAGCAGTTGACTGTTAATCAATTGGTCGGAAGTTCGATCCTTCCCCGGGGAGCCAAAATAAAGAAAAATTTAAGACAACTGGTTGACATTAGTTTTAAATCAACTATAATAGTTTTGCTGAGGTAGTAATACCAAAGCCGGTGAAGTAGAGGGTAGAAGAGAATAGACAATCGTTTTCGCCCATAAGCGAATACGAACTAATCCTGGCAAACAGTCTTGAAAACTGTTCGTGCTTGAGTGAACCGATTCTTATATACCTGTCAATTGCTAATCGGAAATATTCAGGTCTCTGTAGCCTGTCTATTGCATATTGTCCAGACCGACGACATCGCACAATAGGTCTTGTCAATTGTCCGGTCTATTACTTGACCCTTTACCGACCCGTTAACATAGAGAGGCACAAATGAAAGTAACATTACGTAAAGCAAATGCAATTCAAAACAGCATCAACGATGCCGTTAAAAATATCAAAGTAGAGTTCAATGTAACTCTCAACGAATTTCAAAATCCAGAAGCTGAGATTGAAAAAGCCAATCAGAAGATGCTGGAAAATGATCTCCGAAGGACTAACCTGTTGGTTGCCCTTTACAACATTCGCGGACTAGTGTGTGCCGCAAATGCCGAAAGCGGAATCGATCTTAAGCTGACTAAAGCAGCTTTCATCGACAAGCGTGTTGCACAACTGACTGAAATCGTTGGTCGTGACACTGTCACTGACATCGAAGTTGTCAAAGGCAAACTTGAGAAGATCAAGAATTTGAAAGACGAAGCACGTAGTCGTATCTATGGCTACGGTGACACTGTTGAAACCAGTGTGTTGCGAGTAGGAGACATTGATCGTTTCCGTGCTCAATTAAATGATCTCAAGAAACAGAAACAATCTTTGAATGATGAAGTTCTTGAGTTAAACATCAAAACTGAGATCCCTCTCAGCGATGAAGTTGTTGCAACTCTTCAACTAGAAGGATTAATCTAACAGACCCCGGGGTCCCTTCCTCGTTATTAAAGGGGGTAATTGACTTCACCAAAACGTCAGGGTGCAAACGGTAATCGACCCCAAGGCCTTTTCGGCGACTTGAGACACCGTGGCGGCAGAAGCAGAACTGGCGACAAAAATTTAAATACTGATCGACAGGGTAGACAACTCAGTCTAGGGCGGAACAGGGAACTGTAGCTAGACACTTTTGTTAATGGTACAGCTCGTGGGCTAATGTACACAGCTAACCTTGCCCAAAGCGGAAAGCCTATGATACTAGTAAATGGTCTGTGTAACAGATCAACAATAGGTAGCAAGAGGGTAGTAAACTGTACCATTAACAAAAGTTTGACGCAGGGTGTTAGAAGCGGTATCTGGCAAGGCTCATAACCTTGAGGTCGGGGGTTCGATTCCCTCCCCTGCAACCATTTTAGGGAATAGCACTCTTGACGCATCGTTATTGTGCTCATTTTAAATAACAAAGATGACATTAGTATTGTAGATACTTTTAGTTGTTGTGCCCTAAATCTATTCGGTGATTAGCGCAGTCTGGTAGCGCATCTGGTTTGGGACCAGAGGGTCGGGAGTTCGAATCTCTCATCACCGACCAATTTCGCCCTGACACATGGCGTATAATAGGATAAGTAGTGTGTCTCAATGCGGGCGTAACTCAGTTGGTAGAGTGCAACCTTGCCAAGGTTGATGTCGAGAGTTCGAGCCTCTTCGCCCGCTCCAAAGGATAATATATGTTAGAATGTTTAATCGTAGGCGACAGTATTGCAGTAGGAACAGCTAACGTAAGGAAAGAATGCGTTAGTTACAGTGTTGGCGGGATCAACAGTTGGGGCTGGAATAAAAAGTTTGCTGAAAAAAATATAGCAGCAAGCACAGTTATCATCAGTCTCGGAACTAATGACCATTCTGGTGTTCATACTTTTAAAGAATTGTCTGCTATGCGGGCCAGAGTAGAAGCAGATAAAGTGTTCTGGATCTTGCCGCCTTGTAATGACAAGTTCTGTAAACCCAACGTTAATGATATCGTTAACATAATCGCAAGAAGCCGAGGAGATACTATCATTAAAACAGATCGTTTACAAAAAGATTCAATACATCCTAGCTGGGCAGGTTATAAAGAACTTGCAGAAAAATCAAGATGATGCTACAGTAATATCTATGCGGGGTTCGTATAGTGGTAATACCTCAGCCTTCCAAGCTGATGCGGAGAGTTCGATTCTCTTACCCCGCTCCAAATATCTGACTGTAGCTCAACTGGATAGAGCAACAGCCTTCTAAGCTGTAGGTCGGGGGTTCGAGTCCCTCCAGTCAGGCCAAATTCTCCCTATAGTTAAATGGATATAACAAAACACTCCTAAGGTTTAGTTGTAGGTTCGATTCCTACTGGGGAGGCCATAAATATCCACATGAACATATTAATATTAGGCGACAGTTGGGGGGTCCCAAATTACTACGGACCGCCCGGAGTTGATGCAAAATACCATACAGAATTTCTACTAAAAGATCTAGGGTACACAGTTTACAACTGTGCTAACAATGGCGGATCTAATCTAGCATCGATTAGTTCAGCAAAGAATCATTTAATATCTAAAATAGATTGGATCATTTGGTTTCACACAGAATCTCTAAGAGATAGGAATCTTTTCGATGCTGATAAATCATTCCTTATAAATGATGTTATAGAAAGTAATTCTAGAATAATCTATCAGGAATTTGATAAACTTAAAAAGTTCACCTCGGCTAAAACATTAGTCATTGGTGGACAGGCAAAATTATTAGATTGTTTCTATGAGATAACATCTGCAGATTTTGTGATTCCTGATTGGCGCAGTTCTATTTTTGGCAAACAATTTCCAACTGTACATACACTCTGTCATTTGGACCTCATAGAAAAATCCGCAGACAGTTTAGAGTTTAAAAACCGTCTTTTAAAAGATCACAAAACTATCTTAGATCAAATGAAATGGTCTGAAGATTTTCCGGATAACTGCCATCCTGGAATCCGACCACATAGAGAACTAGTAGAAAAATTTTCGGCTCTCATAGTATAAAGGTATTACACTACATTGGTAATGTAGAAACACTGGATCGTTACCAGTTGGGAGCACCATAGACAAGAATGAAAAAAGAAGATATAATCAAGGAATGTATAAAGTAAATTGGAAAGACGCAAGGGGAAGAGCTTGCGAGGAAGAAGTAGACACTCTAGAATTAGCATTAACTAGATCAAAAGAAATTGGTTTATTTGTAAAAATAAATGGAGACGATTTTGAACTAGTTGGAGTTTTTGGATCCGATAGCGTCAAGGACGGACTGTTACCAGATGGATCAAAATACACTTGGATGAAAAGGCGGCGACAATGAACACAGACAGAATTAAGATAGACTACATCGGTAATAAGATCAAATGGCAACAGGATTTGAGATTTCAAAAATCCGTTGCCTATGATTACCTAAATAATGAGATTATCGTAGAGGAGTGCATCAATAACTTTGATCAGGCCAACGATATCATTAATAAAATTAAGAAGAATTTAAAATGAATCCCTGGATCCAAAACGTATCTTTGAGCGATATTAAAAAAGGATTTCACATCGATGCCGGTTTTAATTCTATGCTCATACAGATCGTTGATCCAGACATGGAATTTCCAGAACCTAAACATCAGTTTCGCGAAACACATCAATTTAAGTTTCTCGACGTTGAAGCTAAAGATCTTGTAATAGACGAGACCATGCGATGCAGTCAAGAACAAGCCGACGAGCTTGTTCGACTACTGCAACACGCACTCGAGGAACATATGAACGTAGTAGTTCATTGCCACGCAGGTGTATGTCGTTCTGGTGCCGTAGCAGAAGTAGGTGTTATGTTAGGCTTTCGTGATTCCGAGGCTTTTCGATCACCTAACCTGTTAGTCAAGCATCGAATGATGAAGTGCCTAGGTTGGACCTATGACGAGAATGAGCCCCATACTATCAACGGTCATACAACCGAGTTCGGGATCATTCTTCCTAAAACAGTAGAGTGGACCAACGACAACGAAAAAGTTTTTACACTGGCCGCAGAGCGTAGAGCTCGTAGAGAACGTGAAGGAGATATTTAATGTACTTACATAGAGATGATATCAAAAGAATGATGGAAATTTTTGAAAAGTTTCCAGATGTAGAGGTAGCAGAAATTACTCAGGATAATAGTTCTGGTATTGGCAGTCATACGACTATGACCATAGAGACAAAAGTCAATGATCAAACTGGGAGGTTTGAAGTTGTAGTTTCTAGTGTGGAGAATTGGTAATAGAATAAAATGAAAACTTATATAACAAGTGACTTACATTTCGGACATACGAACATAATGAAGTTCTGTCCTGTCACGAGAGCAAGATTTAAAAACGATGTAGATTACATGAACGAACAAATGGTCAAGGAATGGAACGAAATAGTCGAACCAGAAGACCAAGTTTATATCTTAGGCGATGTTGCATTTTTGCCATCGGCTAAGGCTGTACAATACATGAAACGATGCAATGGTGTTAAAATATTAGTTAAAGGAAATCACGATCGCAAATTGTTGAACGATCCAGTATTCCGCTCTTGCTTTGAGGAAATACACGATTACTTAGATATCACTTACAATGGTACTAAGTGTGTTATGTTCCATTATCCAATAGCAGAATGGGATCAAATGCATCGAGGCGCTGTTCACTTCCACGGTCACTTGCATGGCAACACCAGTGGATTAGAAAAGTTTCGTGCATTAGATGTAGGCATGGATTCAACTGGTTGGATCGTCCTTGAAATGGAAGATGCTATCTCAAGAGCATTAAAAGGCGAAATCAAAGGTCATCACGTTTAAGGAGATGTTATGGACATAGTAGAAAAGGCTAGAGTATTTGCTACAGCAGCTCACGGTGCGGCGGCTCAATTACGCAAGTATACCAACGAGCCCTACATCGTCCATCCTGCTGAAGTTGTAAAAATCGTCAGCAAAGTATCTCATTCAAAGGAGATGTTGGCAGCGGCTTGGTTACATGATGTTGTTGAAGACACAGGAGTTACTATTGAAGTTATTCGAGCAGAGTTCGGTGAAGAAGTCAGTGAGTTGGTGGGATGGCTTACGGACGTATCCCGTCCGGAACAAGGCAATCGTGCCACACGCAAAGCAATCGACAGAGCGCACACTGCAATGGCACCAGCCGAAGCACAAACCGTCAAGTTGGCTGACTTAATCTCTAACACTCGTAGTATTATGCAACACGATGAAAAGTTTGCTAAGACCTACTTAGAAGAAAAGAGATTGTTGTTAGAAGTAATGACCAAAGGTGATCCTGCCTTAATGGCGGAAGCCCGTCAACACATCGGAGGCTAAATGCCAACTTTATATATGTTAATCGGTGTTCCAGGTAGCGGAAAGTCTACCTGGATCTCTAATCAAGACTGGGTCAAAGATTGCACAGTTGTAAGTTCTGATCGTTTTGTTGACGAGGAAGCTGCTCGTGTGGGCAAAACTTATAACGAGATTTTTAACGACTATATTAAAATCGCAACCAAGTTGATGGAAAATCACGTGGCTATTGCACAGGCAAATAATCTCAACATCATCTGGGATCAAACAAATACTAGCGCAAAAAGTCGTAAAGCAAAATTGGCAATGTTGCCTAACTACGAAAAAATCGCTATCGTATTTAGAACTCCTGATGAGGAAGAATTATCTCGAAGACTGGTTAATCGACCAGGCAAGTCTATTCCAGATAATGTCATGCGTTCTATGATCGCTAACTTGCAAGAGCCAACTGAAGAAGAAGGCTTTAAGGAAATTTGGAGAGTTTAATGACCCCTGAGTTTATTGAACGTGTGCGACGTGATTACGATAAAGAGTCTAACAAGCTGGACTGGGAAAGTTATCTCGCTGGTTATTTGGCTGGTGTAAAACGTTTCGCCGAGCGACGAGAGACTCGCAGAGAAACACGAAGTAAACTTGGTTATTCAAGGATTGGACTAGGAAATGTTTAAAGATGAATTAAAAAAGTATGTTGCTGAATCCGGACTGGTAAACATGAAGTCTGCCGGAGATGGCATTTATGTCCTAAAGTACAAGAAAAAAGTTTTCTACGATAACTTATGGAACGAATACATTGCCGAATGCCGTGGATCCATTGTGGACAAGGATTTCAACTTGGTTGCTTATCCATTTACAAAGATCTATAACTATGGTATCGAAAAGGAAGCACCAGTGCTTGCTCCAGATACTAAGGTTACAGCATTCCGAAAGGTTAACGGCTTTATGGTTGTCTGCACTTGGTACAATGGAGACGTATTAGTGTCTACTACTGGCAGCACTGACAGCGACTTTGTTACCATGGCCAAAGATAGAATGCTGCAACATATGTCCTGGCCAGATTGGCAATTGGCGTTTTCTACTGCCGACATGCAAGGCCTTACTGTTATGTTTGAATGTGTACATCCGTTGGATCCACATATTATTCCAGAATCGTCAGGTATGTATGTGCTAGGATATCGTGAAAACGAATGGGGTAGTCGAGTAGGTCACGATCCTTTTGTACTGCAAGACCTGAGTCGTATGTTCAACTGTTTCGTTCCAGAAAGCGTAACAACGTCAATGGAACGTCTAGAACAAATGGCCAAGGAGTGCAGGCACGAAGGTTATGTATTCTACACAGACGAAGGTATTAGTGCTAAGATCAAGTCACCTTACTACTTGACTTCGAAGTGGGTTGCTCGCAATCCACGCACAGACAAGTTAGTAGATTTGAAGAAAGACATCAAGCACAATCTAGACGAAGAATACTATCCTCTAGTTGACGCCATACGTGCTAATATAGTAGAATATACAGCAATGGACGAGCAATCTCGTCTGGCTTGGGTAAGGGAACAATTAGCATGAAAGATGAAAGTCATTTACCGGTCAGTGAACAAAGTTTAGTTTTCCGCCTTCGTAAGCGGGCAGAGATTAGACGACAGAATCAAGATCGAAAATCAGTTCAAGAAGGTAAACCAGATCGAATATCAGATCTTTTAGAAGAAGCTGCCAATGAAATTGAACGTCTTCAAACTAGAAATTCTGAATTAGGTTGGATGGTCAATCCCGATAGAATGGGACAATAATAGGGCACTTTGGTGCCCTATTTTTTTGACTTTTTAGTTTATTAATATATAATTACAATGTGGTCGTGAGTGGAATATGGTATACCTCCGGTCCGTTGTGATAACGCACTTGGGATGGGGCACAGACGTAGTCGCCGCCTTTGTAGGTTCAAATCCTACCGACCACACCATTCTCTATAATAAGTAGAGAACATATATAAGGAAAAATTATGTCAAATACAGTAGAACAATTAAAATCTCATTTCGAAGCATTCTTAGCAGAAGATGCAAAATTTTCAAGTGGTAATGGTGCAGCAGGTACTCGTGCTCGTAAAGCATTACAGGAAGTTGCAAAATTAGTTAAAGCTCGTAGAACAGAAATTACAGAAGAAAAGAACGCTCGCAAAGAAGCCAAGGCTGCGTAAAATGAGCGATGATAAGATCGAAGACAATGACATTGTTATCGATCTTGGTAACAGTGTCTATACAGGAGAAAGTTATACATTAAGCAGTTCCGGCATAGACACTATTACCATAGATCCTTTATGGAACAACATGGCAACATCGATAACTATACCTACTTCTTCAACTACTTCTTTTACCGGCGGAAATTATACTATCGCTGGCAGTAATGGATACACCTGGTCAAATAGCGGTCTTGGTATCAATAATAATGCAAACGTTGTAATTACCCAAGGCGGAATGGAAATCAAGGACGGTGATATAAAAATAGGCGAAAGAAGTTTAACAAAATTTATGGAACAAATGGAACAGAGATTGTCAATACTTGTTCCCGATCCAGAAAAATTAGAACAGTTCGAAGCACTTAAGAAAGCATACGAACATTACAAAACGATGGAAGCATTGTGCTTCCCTGATAAGAAAGACAAATAAATGAATGTACGATTGGTCTCCTATTCACAACCAACAGAGGAATTTGCAAACTTGGGCATCGACGATGCGCAGGAACTCATTGCGTATTGCGCCCGTGTCAGCAATCCCTCAAACCAGCTCAATACAGAGACAAGTGAAAAACTCATCAGATACCTGGTCAAACACGCACACTGGAGTCCACTTGAAATGGTCTCAGCCTGCGTTGAAATCGAAACCACAAGAGACATCGCAAGACAAATCTTGCGACACAGAAGTTTCTCATTCCAAGAGTTCAGCCAACGATATGCTGACCCTACTCGAGACCTCTCGTTTACTATTAGAGAAGCAAGATTACAAGATCCAAAAAATAGACAGAACAGTGTCCCTCTGGACGGCACACTTGGCCATGCAATCATACAAGATGAATGGAGAGATAGACAACTCGAACTCATCAGAGTCGCCAAGGAAACATACGAATGGGCTATATCTAAGGGCATAGCTAAAGAACAAGCCCGTGCGGTGCTGCCAGAGGGATTAACTGTGAGTCGTCTATACATGAATGGTACCTTACGTAGTTGGGTTCATTTTATTGAACTGCGTTCTGGAAACGGTACACAAAAAGAGCATCAATTAGTTGCTCTTGCCTGCGCCAAAGCTATCGCTGCTATATTTCCTATGAGCGAGAGTTTAATCAGCAATGACTGAAGAATTAAAAGATTTCTGTCAAAATTACGAGGTTCGTGTCCTGAACGACCAAAAACGCAGGGCACGATATCACCCTCCCAGATTCTTTACAGAACCAGAACGTGCTGACATCATCCGAAATGACATTGTAGAATACGAAACTGAAAAAGTCATTACTTTAGAAATACCAGAAGGTAGACTACGCACTCTTATAGAAATGGAGCGCAGATTCTTTAGATGGCAACGGCACAGTCAGGGTGAGGTCGATATGTTCCAAACTTTAATGGACAAAGAAAGAGAAGAAGCACACTATCGTAATACCAATCCTGCTGTACAAAAAGCCTACGAACAATATTCTGTAATGCTTAATCTAGCCGGATATCAAAGAAAATTTTGAATCAAAATTCATAAGTATTGACAGGTTTTAAAAAATATCTTATAATTACTTTACTATGAGAAATTACTGGACTTGTTCAAAATTTGCAGACTGGATCCGCGGGACCACAAAACTAAAGTGTGGCACCGGAAAAGAATGGGCTGAGTGGGAGAAAGCTGCCAAAGCCAGATATCCTTTCCGTTGGTGGTTAGCTGAAGAAGGTCTCGACTACATCCAAGACGTTTGGATGTTCATTCCTGATAGGATTAATGATGTTCGCTACTATATTAACAATCGTTGGATTACCCGTACTCATGCTCTTACTGCCCATCCTAGGGACATTAAGCCTGGCGAATGGCGTGATGTGGGAAATCGTTTTCTTCCCTGTCTTTTTAACGAGCTTGTGGATTTCGTCGAGATAGAACAGGCGTGGCATCACTGTGTATGGGACGAAGAAGCCCGTAAAAAGCACAGCTATCCCTGGTGGCGTCGTTGGTATCGAAACTGGCGGTGTCCAGAAGCTGGCATTGCTTATCTAAATTGGGCAAAGACTCTAACTAACAAAGAGTTCATCCAAGAAGGCGAACAGGAAGAACCTACATATCAAGCCAAAGCTGCTAAAGAAATCTTAGAGCTCTATACCTGGTGGAAAGAAATTTATCCAAATCGTCCAGATGTTCACGACGCTAGCGGTTGGACTGCTTACTGTAATCTTCGCCGCGAAAAAGGTTATCATCTTTTAGATATGGAAGATAAAACTCCCGAAATGGCAGAAATGTGTAATACTGCCCTTAATAAAACCAGAGAGCTTGAAGAAGCATACAATAAAGAAGATGAAGAAATGATGATCCGTCTTATTAAAATTCGCGAATCGTTATGGACTTAACTCCAAAAACTCCTAGTAGATTCCGGGCGTGGGTTTATCAACTTTGGATAGAAAACTCCGAAGAACATTTGACATATGGCGAATCCCCATATAAAATAAAAGAGTATTGGGCCAAACACAAGTATTGGCTTAAACACCAATTTAAGAAAGCATTACAATGACTGATGAAAAGAAAGAAACCAAGGTTGTATTTGCACCCGGTTGCTTCGATCACTTCGAGGGAACCCAAGAAGAACTCAACGAGCTTGTTAAAGATATTCAAAAAATGTTCGAAGGAAAAACACACGAAGAAATTAAATCTTCTGGTAGGATGGTTGATCCGGATGATCTCCCCCCTGAAATTCTTGCACAGTTAGCTGAACATTTTTTTGACGAAGAAGAATTAAACGAATTAGAATCCATGGGTATGCCACGGAATAGGAAACTGCAATGAAATTACAAACACCTGCGGAAGGTATTCTTAAAAAGAACGAATGGGGTGATTCAAAAATGTATCACGTAGTCTGTGACTGTGGTGCAGATTGGCATACTCACGATCTTTGGATAGAGGCTGAAGATGTAGGTGTTACTGTAACGATCTATTCAACTGTAAAAAGTCCTTGGTGGTCAATGAATCGATTTAAACAGATTTGGACTTTACTTACTAAAGGTTATCTACAACAGGAAACAGTTCTTACTATGTCCGAACAGACTGCATTGAACTATGCAGAAACTTTAAAATCATCTATTAAAGATGTTAAAGAATTCCGTAATAAAAGACTTTCTAAAAAAGAAAATATACAAGCTGTAAAAGAAGCAAATGAACAAGACTGTGTCTAAGAGCCCACAGCGGCACTCCTTTCAAAAAGAAGGGTATGTTAAAAGAATGGAGGAAAAAGGTGAACCTCCCAGCGAAGCATACCTAGATTATTTTGAAAAGGTCCTCGACGATCACGATCGTAAATTTGAAGATCCCCAAAGCAGAATCGACAACATGGAATACGATCTCCTAACCACCGATTGGATCCTGGAAAAAGCTCGTGCTGATGATGCCTATGCCCAAAACTTATATGCGGCAATGTGCAATAATGACTTTATCAAAATGGAAGTCGTTCCGATTCTTAGGCAAGATCCAGAGAAAGATTTTTGGAGCGCCTCTTGGCGTTATGCCGGAGGCATCGTTGCCGACATGCAACAAAAAGGTGATTACATAGATTGGTACTGTTCAGGTATAAGGGATATCGGAATCTATTCACCTGCTAAAGAAAACGAAGAATTTACCGAAGAACAATTAGCCAGAAAGGCTGTTGTTGACAGATACGTGCCGGAAGGCTGTATAACCGACGAGATCCGGAATGATCTCCAACGTCTTGGTTGGGCAGTGGCGCCCGATGGAGATTGGAAAAAATTTGTTTAATTCAAGGAGATAAGTGAGATAAAATGACCTGGGAACTCTATGAGGTCTGGGCCGTTGACGAGGCAGGACACGAACAGTTAATCGAAACAACTAAAAGTCAAAAAGAAGCGATGGAACTAGCCGAAAGAACATTAGACGAAGGCTTTACAGAAACAGTGATCTATCGCGAAACCGAAGATGGTGATTTGGAAGAATTCCAGAGATTCGTACTTGATTGACAGAATGTTTTTTCGAAGTTACACTAAGTATTATTTTGTTTAACTTAACAACAGGAGCCTAAATTGGTAACCAAAACAAAGAAGTTGTCTATCGCTGTTCGTGAAAACAAAGGACGTGATCTCAGCCCAAAGTGGGATGGTCACGAAACCTGGTCAGCTGACGAATTCTCTAAACACTTCCGCCGATCAATGGAATGGTATCGTCTTGAAAAAAGCGGTAAAGAATTAAAACCAAAAGTTATTGATTGGATGGGTCGTAACGGTTATACTAAAGATCAGATTTCTGCTTTTAAGAAAACTAAAGATAATCGTTGTGGACTTACAATGGGTGCCGTAGCAGCCAATCTTCTTAAAGGAATGCCCGACCTTCGTCCTGATTTCAATGAGGGTCGTAATACTGATACCTGGTTACGTAATGCTATCCAGAATGTCATTAATGAAGGTCGCGATGATGCTGAAGATGAAGAAACTGCAGAACCAGTATCAGCTGTTCCGCAGATCAGTATCCAGGAACGTGTAAGAGAAGCCAGCTATAAAATGGCAGAAGAAATTGAAGATGCCCTAGAGCTGTTTGCTGAAGATCCTGCAACCTTCGATCCAAAAGCATTTAAAGTTCTTAATCTCCTTAAAGGCAAAGACGCCAAGGCTGCACACGCTCGAATTATTCGTGACTTTTATCAACGTCAACACGACGAGTATGTCGAACTACAAGAAGGCAAGTGCGAGCAGCTTAAAGAAGCTTATAGACACCTTAGCAAAGCAGATGTTAAGAAGATCGTCTCTTTCTATAACGAAATTCTTAGTGCCTGCAATATGCTGATGCAGGAAGCTAAAGTTAATCGCAAGCCACGTGCCAAAAAGACCGTGAGCAAAGATAAACTTGTAGCTAAAGTGAAATATGCTAAAACTTTTGAGCCGCTGAAACTAGTATCGATTAATCCTGCTGACATTATTGGTTCTAAAGAGCTGTGGGTTTACAATACTAAAACACGCAAATTAGGCAAATATGTTGCCAATGAATACATGGAATTGGGTATTAAAGGAACCAGCATCACAGGATTTAGCGAAAATCTCAGCGTTCAAAAGACCCTGCGTAAGCCTGAAGAGAAACTCAAAGAGTTTAAATCTGCTGGTAAAGTAGCACTACGAAAATTCCTTGAAGATATCAATGCTGTTGATACTAAAATGAATGGTCGTATTAACGAAGAAACTGTGCTGTTAAAAATACAATAACAAAGTAATTACTCAGTAACCAGCGGGCTCCGGCCCGCTTTTTTATTGGCTGATAAATACAGTACTATGACCAAACAAACTATTGATTCTATCCTTCAAGATCTCGGAAAACATCTCAATAACATAGCAGATAAAGCCGCTCTAGATCCAACACAACTGGTATTAGCTATGCCGAAAAGAGGGCTTACCGGTGATCATATCTCTGGCGGGAAAATCGTAAATTTTGCCAGCACAGGAATCAAAGATAGTGCTAAAGATCTAGTTTTACAAGTTAACGACGACGGCATAGTAACAAACAAAATAACCACTTCAGTACTGCAAGGTCCCGTGACTACAGAAGGCGATCTCACTGTAACGGGAACGATAAAAGCAGCAGTATTGGAGGTTGGAGAAATCAAAGCTGATCTCAAATTAGAAAAGACATCTCCATTAGAATTTAAAGCGATCAAAGGTGACAGCCCATACGGAAAAGGGTTGCTTTGGACTGGTTGGGGAATTACTAAGCAATTGGTAATGTCAGGAAATCCTGATAGGCTGTTTAGTACAGAACATTTTGATCTAGCAGCAGAAAAATCATTTTCCATTGGCGGTATTGGTGTGCTTTCTTCAAACACACTTGGACCTTCTGTAACTAAAAGTAATCTAAAAGAATTAGGCAGACTGAGAGAATTAAAAGTAGATGGCGACGTTGAAATAGCAGAATATCTATTTTTTGATTCTATTACCAACAGACTAGGATTAGGTGTTGATGCTCCTAACGCAGCAATCAGTGTAGCCGAAGATGGTATCGAAGTGATGCTAGGCACTATCAACAATACTAAAGGAATGGTCGGTACCTTTGCCGGGCAAGCATTTGATATTGTTACTGATAACACTACTAGAATTTCTATAGCCGCAAACGGCAACATCACTCTAGGCAATAACAAAATGCCTCCTATACAAGTAGGAATACACGGCAAACTAGCTGTTAGGGTGAATGTCCCAGATCCGGACGTAGATCTTCATGTTGCCGGTCCTATCAAGTTCCACGGTCATAGACACGAATACGGAAACAATTCTCCAACATCCGGTGACTACGATCAAGGAGATATTGTTTGGAACAACTATCCTCACGTAGGAGGTTATGTTGGTTGGGTATGCACACAATCAGGTAGTCCAGGAACCTGGTCACCATTTGGAGCAATAGTTAATTTATGAGCTCGTTAGATAAAAATTTAGAAACAATAACTTCTGCACTGAAAGAATTATTAGAAGAAAGAACACAAGATGTAAGTCTTGTGAATGTGCCATTTGTAGAATTTAAAGCAGGCAAAGACGGAAATCTTGTTGGCAAAGGATTGATTTGGTCTGGTAAAGGAATCACTAAACAGCTGATCCTATCTGGTAATTCTGATAAGTTGTTTACTACAGAAAACATCGATATCGCCAAAGATAAAATCTACAGCGTAGGTGGTGTTCCTGTATTGTCAGAATCTTCTCTAGGTCCTAGTGTTAGCTCTAGCAGCCTAAGAGAAGTAGGAAGATTAAAAAGTTTAATAGTAGATGGCAATCTAATCATAAACGAGTACTTATATTATGATGCTGCTTCGGATAGATTGGGCATCGGAACAGATAGTCCAAATGCTGCCATTAGCGTAGCTGAACACGGTGTTGAGATTATTATTGGTACTTCTGAAGAGTTTAGGGCACAAATAGGAACCTTTGCTTCTGATGATTTCGATATCGTTACGGACAGTACATCCAGAATTACCGTTAAGGCTAACGGAGACATTGACCTTGGAAATAAAAACTTCGGTCCAACTAAAGTGTCTATAAATGGTACATTGGGTGTAAATGTCAATTCTGTAGATCCTAGAGTCCAATTGCATGTAGGTGGTTCTATTAAATTTAATAATAACCTACACCTAAGCGGAACTGAACCTCCAAGCGACGGCAGCTTTACACAAGGTGATATATTGTGGAACACTGAACCTAATCTAGGTAAATGTGTTGGATGGGTTTGTGTGCAAGCAGGTCGCCCAGGACAATGGTTACCTTTCGGTCAAATTTTTAATCACAATTAAAAATCTTTTTAAATAGCGTAATGCTATCAGACAAAACTCTCGTCATTGGTAACGGTGAAAGCAGAAAAAATATAAATCTAGATTTAATACATTGTACCAAATACGGGTGCAATGCTATTTTTAGAGATCATTATGTAGATCATTTGATCTGTGTTGACTCTCGAATGGTTGACGAAGCACTAGTCAGTCTTAAAAAAATATCTAAAATTTATACCAGGACAGATTGGATAAACAACTACAAACAATTCCCACAGGTTAGAGTAGTTCCCAACTTGCCGTATGCTGGAACAAACAGAGAAGACGACCCCTGGCACTGGGGTAGTGGACCATATGCTGCACTGTTGGCAGCATTGGATTATCCCAGTACTGTTGAAATGATCGGATTTGATTTATACGGCATCGACGGCAAAGTCAATAACGTATATAAAGGAACTCAAAACTATTCTAAATCAGATAGTCACGCTATTGACCACAGCTATTGGGTCTATCAGATCTCAAAGGTCTTCGAAAGTTTTCCTGATAAATACTTCGTAGTTTACAACAAGTCCAATTGGCAGTTACCAAGGCAATGGGATTTGGAGAATGTTGTTGTTAAAGACATTGACATTTTCAATGCAACTCTGTAAACTACTGGTTAGTGGTCTTAGGCGTTCATCCCACTTTAAATACTCTGCATGTCATCAAACTTGCTACTTTTACAAGGAGACTAGAGATGGCAAAATATCTTTCTACAAAAACTTATGGCAACGACAGAGGACTTAGTTGTTGCTTCCGCCAATGGCGTTCTACACACTCACACTGCTCATTAATTCACGGTTACTCAATCGGTATCGAACTCGTTTTCGAATCTGAAACATTAGACGATCGTAATTGGGTTATGGACTTTGGAGGTCTCAAAGCATTCAAAGAATGGAGCGAATGGCAATTCGATCATACTCTAGTAGTTGCTAAAGATGATCCTCATCTAAACTTTTTCAGGCAAATGAGTAACCTCGGTGATCCTCCTATATCTGGAACAGGATCTTTAGAAGCTGTTAAACCCCACGAACGCAGAGCACTTTGCGATCTTAGAATTGTAGATGCGGTCGGTTGCGAAAAGTTTGCTGAACTAGCATATCAAACAATGTCTGAAATACTAGCAGCATATCAAGAAGGACGAGGATGGACCCATCCAGACGGGCGTGTCTTTGAAGCACGTTATCCAACTGGCTCAGGTGTTAAACTTCGTTCTGCAAAAGTATTCGAGCATGCAGGAAACAGCGCAACCTACGAAGGTTAATATTGTCTGTTTGAAACACGGGGACAAATACGGCCCCGAGTATGTTAACAAACTATTCAACATGATATCTAGAAATTTAACCTTGCCCTATAATTTTATCTGCTTTACAGATAATGCGGCAGGGTTAAATCCTGATATAGATATAAGAATGCTGCCTGCCGGAAACTATCGAGGATGGTGGTGGAAACCGTATATTTTTAAAAAAGGTCATTTCGATTCTAAAGATACCAACTTCTTTATAGACCTTGACATGGTTATTGTAAAAAACATCGATCACTTTTTTTCTTTTGAACCTGACAAATTTGTAGGATTAGAAGATGTCGGAAGAGTATTCGGATACCGAGCACCTAAGTTAGGCAGTGCTGTGTTAAAATGGCGAGGAGACAACTACTCTAGGATATGGACTACAATAGAACAAGATCCTAATATATGCAGTAGATTTGCCGGAGACCAGGAATACATCTGGTCTTTATACAGAGACGAGATTAAATTTTTTCCAGCAGAATGGATACGCAGTTATAAATGGGAAATTAGAAATCAATCCGAGTTAGAAAGAAGAGGAGGTCAGTTCTTCTTTAAACAAGTAATCGATCCTATAGTTCCAAAAGGTACTTGTATATTGGCATTCCACGGAACTCCAAATCCACACGATGTTGAAGATCCTGTTATTGTTGACAACTGGCGTTAATGACGTTATACTGCTTATATGACTAAACGTATCGGCTTTGCCTGCAAATGGATCGACCGCCCTGATCAAGTGGACGGTATTAAACCCAAAGATGAGTGTAAGATCTACAACACTGGTGCTACTACAGTGGCCTGGTTAAATAGACAAGACAAGGCAGTTGCTGAACAAAAGCTGTGGGATCTAATGGTCCAAAACATCGAAGCAACTCGTAAACTTGTAGAGCGTGTAGGAGGGCTCGATGAAAATCTTAGAATGGTACGACTCAGCAGCGATATACTTCCTGTCTACACTGAGCCTACTTGGAGCTGGTTTTGGCGGCTTCCCGATACTAGAAACTATTGCGAAAGAGGATTTGGACAAATCGGAGATGTGGCTCGTTCGAATAATGTTCGGTTGTCTTTTCACCCTGGCCAGTTTACTGTGCTTGCATCTGATAACGATGATATTGTAAATCGATCAATTGAGGAGTTTGAATACCATGTGGACATGGCTCGCTGGATGGGGTTTGGTCAAACGTTTCAAGACTTTAAAATCAACGTTCATATCGCGGGTCGACGAGGCCCCGATGGAATACGTGCTGCGTTGGCTCGCCTAACACCCGAAGCACGTAATACTATTACTATTGAAAACGAAGAAAACGCTTGGGGGTTAGATGACTGTCTTACTATTTCTGATGTTGTACCTATCGTGCTCGATATACATCATCACTGGTGTCGTGAAGGTGAGTATATTGTACCAACAGATGCCCGAGTGCAGAAAGTCATTGATAGCTGGCGTGGTGTTCGTCCTGTGTGTCACTATTCCGTTAGCCGTGAAGATATTCTCAATGGACATTGCTCAAATACAATGCCCGACTATCCCGTTCTTCTAGAAAATGGTTACAAGAAAGCAAAACTCAGAGCTCATTCTGACTTCTACTGGAATACAGCAGTTAACAGATGGGCTCTGAGCTTTAGAGAAACACACGACATTATGTGCGAAAGCAAGGCTAAGAATTTAGCCAGCTTTGCACTTTACGAAGAAGCCAAAAGCTTAGGACTTTGATTTCTTAGTACGTGGTTTTTTCTCAGCAGGGGCTGCTTTAGTTTTTGGAGCAGCCTTTTTTGCTGGCGCTTTTTTCTTTTTAGGTGCAGCTTCTGCTACGGGTTCCGCAGGCTTTTGTGCATCTGGGAATGGCCAAGCAGCTGGTGCTGTAGATGCTACCATTGCCTCAGTAGCTTGTTCTGCTACAGTAGTAGGTGCTTCAACCTTGTATGGGGCTTCTGCTTTTGGTGCCTCTTCAGTTTTACCGCCAAAAAGTTTTTTGAGTAATCCAAGCATTTTATAAATCTCCTTGTGGAATATTTAGCGCGGTAAATATAGGTATGCTACATTTTATTAAAAGTTTAACAGAATCTAAAGATCAACGAGAATTAAAACAAGATAAGCTCAAATTTAAAAAAGATGAGCTTGATCCCGTTATGAGCGAAGCAACTATAAAATACCATTACGATGGGCTTGCTTCTAAGTATTCAGAGAGATATAATAAAGGTGAAGGCGACCCGGATTTTAACTACGGAGGTGCTGTCCTTCATAATTTATTTTTCAATAATCTAACTCCCCCAAGAGCTGCAAATAAAGCTATTGGTGCAAGCAAGGATTTAATCGAAGAAAAATATGGAAGCTTTGAAGAATTTAAAAAAGCATTTGAAAAAGAGTTTATGGCAGCACAAGGATCAAATTGGATCTACATGGACACCGCTGGAGACTTGCATACCATACACAATCACGAATACAAAAACACGATGAAGATTGCTCTGTTGATAGATGCTTGGGAACACGCCTGGGCATTAGATTATCAACAAGATAAGGCCAAATACCTATCAAATATTTGGAGAATAATCGATTGGGATGTTGTTAATACTAGACTAGGAGTTTAATATGGCATATTCTGAAAAAGTAATTGATCATTATGAAAATCCACGAAATGTGGGCAAGTTCGAAATAGATGATACTATTGGCACAGGAATGGTCGGTGCACCTGCCTGTGGTGATGTAATGAAATTGCAAATCAAAGTTAATAATCAAGGAATTATCGAAGATGCTAAGTTTAAAACTTATGGTTGCGGAAGTGCTATTGCGAGCAGTTCATTGGTCACTGAATGGGTTAAGGGCAAAACGCTTGACCAAGCAACACAGATTAAGAATAGTCAGATTGCAGAAGAGCTTGCGCTCCCTCCGGTTAAAATACATTGTTCTATCCTAGCAGAAGACGCAATTAAAGCAGCCATAGAAGACTACAAAAAGAAACATGATATCACTGACTGAGTTAGCAGCCGATAAAGTAAAACAACAAATAGAACGCAGAGGCAAAGGATTAGGTATCCGAATCGGAGTTAAAACTACCGGTTGCAGCGGGTATGCCTACGCTTTAGAATACGTAGATTCCGTTAGATTAGAAGATATTAGCTTTGTGAGCTACGGAGTACACGTATTCGTAGATCCAAAAAGTCTTACGTTTTTAGAAGGACTAACAATGGATTGGAAACGTAACGGGCTAAACGAAGGGTTCGACTTTATAAATCCTTTAGAAAAAGATCGATGCGGGTGTGGAGAATCTTTTAGGATCTAATATTTTCCCACAGGTAAATTGCTGCTAGCCGGCAAATTCCATATATTCTTTTGCTCTACACCTTTTCTTTGGGCAAATCTCTTGGCATCGCAGTTTGAGCACACGTGAAAGTAGTTGTTGCTTAATCGTTTGCGATCAATCTTCTTTAGATCTCTTTTAAAGATTTCATTACAATTATCACACCTAAACACTGCGACAGTTTTAGTTCGCGTGTAGGTGTGCTCATTGCCTAATTTGCTTGGTCGTTTATATTCCGAAACGACTGTCTCAATATCTAAGAACATCTAATATTTACATTAGGCTTATCAAACTTTGGGCTAAATATTGAAGTAACCATTTTTCCAGGGTATTGAACATGGCAAGAAAAATAATTGATGTTGGTTTAACCGATAATGACGGCACAGGCGATAGTATTCGCGACTCGTTTAAGAAAGTAAACGATAATTTCCAAGAGCTTTACAGCTCTTTAGGATTAGGGGAACGACTAAGATTTACAGGACTCGACGACGTTCCTGGATCGTATCTCAATCAACAACAAAAAATCCTAGTAGTTAACAATAATCAGACAGGAATGGAATTCCGTCGATTAGTTGCCGCAACAGGATTAACTATCACACACGACGAAACAGCCGGAACAGTTACATTTACAGCATTAAATCAGAGCATAGTAAATGATAAAAGTCCAGCATTGGGCGGCGATCTTAACGCTACTTCGGACGGAATAGCACGAAGAATTAAAAATCTTGCAGATCCTGTGGCAGCGGACGATGCTGCTAAAAAATCATATGTAGATTCTAAATTAAGTATAGCTGGTGTTAGTGCTATAGATCCTGCTACAGGTATAACCAACAGAGCGTTTGGAACTATGACTGGACCTTTGGTTCTGTCAAGATCCCCTAGGGCAGAAGACGATGATAATTATGGCGGCCTAATCGCTGCTACTAAGTCGTATGTTGATGCTTCTAGTTTTGCCAGCACAACTTCTTTATATGTGAATCTAGGAGGAAACGATAATCGAACAGATATTCCCGATAGTAGAAAGGGAAGATCTCCGGCATACGCATTTAGGACTCTTGAAAGAGCAGTTAAAGAAGCCGAAAGAGTCATAACTGAATCATTATACGAACTTAGTGTATATGCTAAAAAATTAACCTATAACGACGGTTTGGCTTGTACATTAACTAAAATCGAAACTGCTCCTAACAGCGGTTCGGGCGCAGACATTAGAGCTAGAATGACTGTTGAAGTTGAAGCTCTAAATAATACAGGAACTGGTTATCGTGTCGGCGACGTGCTAACCATCCAGGGCGGTTCATATTCTGCACAAGCATCTTATAGAGTGTTGTCTATTAACACATCAAATGGTGCTATCCTAACTTATCAAAGACTAAGTTCTGGAAACTATAGCAGTTTACCTGGAACTACTAATGTATCAACTACAGTAACTTCTGCACCAGGGTCTCAACTAACAGCAATTGGTGCCGGTGCAACATTTAATCTAACATATAAAGTAACAGAATTAAGTATCTTCGATGGGGGCACTGGGTACGGACCAGTCAGTGTTACGATTTCCGGAACTGGTAGTGGAGCTAGCGCAGTGGCCAACGTTACTGACGGGGTTGTTACAACGGTCTCTTTATTAGCTGGCGGAACTGGATATACAGCTATCCCAACAGTTACAGTAAGATTGCCTAGACTTTTTATATTCACTAACGGAATCAAAACAGATTTTTCAAAGAGCGTTGATCCAAGATCTCAAGACATCAGAGAAGGGTTAGGTATCAAAGGAGCAACTTCTGGCGCTGTAGCAGAAATATTAAGCCATAGTGCATCTCTAGATACACCAGCAAATGGTTATCCTGCAGGTAGCGGTAATAACGAAATGTTTGATGTAGGTATCTTGCAGGGTGAATTTATTAACGGTGAAGAATTACTCTATGGCGAACTTGTAAAGAATAAGCAAATTACCATCCAGATGGAGTCTGGTGTATTTGAAGAAAACTTACCTTTGCGTATTCCACCAAATATATCTTTAATTGGTGAAGAATTCCGTAGAACTTTAATTAGACCTAAACCAGGAATCAGTACCAGTCCGTATACCCAGATTTACTTCAGAAGAGATCCTGTAATCGATAATCTCAGAGTAACAGGCTTGAGCGGTCCTAACTATGCTGATGCTCTTAATACTACAGCAACACCTAGCGGAATAAACGGTCTTATCACCGTAACTATTGGTACTGCTAGTGCCAATGTTAACTGGTTAGGTAAAGTATTTGGAATGAATCGAGGCGAAGGTATTGTTAGAAGCATCGTTTCTTCAACACAATTTACTGTACAGGTTTATGATGAGTTAACCAGTACAACAACTGCTACGGCGGGAAATTGGTATTTGCGAACTGTTCTTGAATACGGTTATCATTATCTAAGAGATAACTCTAGACCAATCTGGCCTATTATTAACAATATCGGTAAGAACTATAACGCTTCAACTCTATTAAGTTTGAACAGATTATTCTTACAAAAAGAAGTAGTAGCTTATGTAAACACATTACCGGGACTAGTTCCATATAATCAAACACTATGCGAAAGAGACGTGGGGTTAATGGTCGATGCGTTGGCCTACGATTTAATCTATGGCAGCTATACCAGATCTGTTGAATCTGCATTAAAATATTATCAAAGTACCAGTGGACTTATAGCCATTGGATTAACTGGTTCTGTCGACGCAGGATTAACTCCGGTTGGATCGGGAAGTCAGAAACCATTAACTCTTGCTGCTGTAGCACACTTAGGTACACTGGCTGACAAGGTCGTTACAAACACACCTCATACAAGATTAAACACAGACCCAGATGCTGTTCAGGTCATCAACTTTGCGCTAACTGCTGAGCCAGGTAACCCTAGTCAAAATATTCCTAGCTCCAGAACAACATTATCTACACTAGTCAATGTTATTTCTCAGATGCTAGATCAACCTAGCCAAGTAAACTTCCCTAAGAATAATTCAGAAATGGATGTATTCTTATTAAATGATGCTAATATTTTAAGGCAGATTACTGTACAAGGTCACGGTGGAATGGCGCAGGTACTTGACCCCGAAGGACAAATACTTACTAAGTCTCCGTATTCACAGCAAGGATCTATATTCTCTGCTAGTATCAACAAACAATCATTCCGTGGAGGTATCTTTGTAGACGGATACACTGGTAATCAAAGATTTAGAATTAAATCAAAGACTGACAATTTTACTCTTGAAGTAGATCAACTATTTAGAAGACCACAGTTACCTTGTATCTTTACAGTACAGGGAGTCAACTACAAAGTAAACTATCTACGTAACTTTGTTTACAATCCAACTGGATCTAGTGCTACTCTAGTGTTAGATTCATCAACCCCTTACACCAATGCATTAGCTGGTTTGATCACACCTTGTACAGTTGCCGGAACAGGAAGTGTGGCAACCATTACATTCGCAACCAGAGGAACTGCACCGTTTACTGTTGGTAATCAAATTACAGTAACAGGATTTGGTACTACTGCTACAGGATATAACGGTGTATGGACTGTAACAGATTGTACTACTAGCACTGTAAGTTTTATCAGCGGTGAAACAGCATCCGGAACCGGTGGAACCGTTGCTGAACTGTTTGAACTGATTACAGCTGGTAATAGAAGTATTTTAAGTAACGACTGGACGCAACTTAACGACATGGGTTACGGTCTGTTTACTACCAATGGCGGTATCAGTGAAGCAGTTGGTATGTTCACTTACTACTGCTACAATGCTTATTATGCATTAAACGGTGGACAGATCCGTTCAGTTGGTGGATCAAGCGCCAACGGTGTGTATGCGTTAAGAGCAGAGGGCAGCGATCCAAAAGAAATTCCAGATGCCGTAAGAACAAGATATCCTTTCAGCCAATCTGCAACAATTTATAATGTAGGACAATATTCTAACGCTCAAAACGGTGTTGAGCTTTACATTAACAATTATACCTATATTCCATTAACTGACAGCCAGATCGAAATAGCGCACTTTAAGAATTCTAACGCACAGACTGGAGTTAGTTTTACAGCCGTAACTAAAGGTGCTAAGACACAGTTAGCAGTAGGATCAATAGCGGCAGGTTACTTTGCTAGCCAAGATTATGTACAGGTATCCGGACTTCCATACGCCGGCGGAACATTATCTGGTTTATTAAATTACAACAGTAGTAAAAATTTATTTGTAGTTGACAGTGTTGATACTTCCGGTGGTACTATCACTCTTAATCTCGATACTAGTGCTGCCACTGGAACTTACTCGTTAACACCTATCAGTATAACCGGTGCTAGTGGCAATGGAGGCGGAACAGCGACTGTTACATTTAATCCTGTCCAGGCATCAACTACACTAACTTCTTTAGCCAGTTCTACATTTACTTTTGCTAACGGAACTACGGCTAGATTTACATTTGCCAGCGCACAAGGTTCTGCGCCATATGCAGTGGGCGATCAGATCAGAATCAGCGGATTTACTGTCTATACAGGATACAATGACTATTGGCAAGTTACTGCCTGTACTACCACTTATGTTGAAGTTCTATGTAATGTCATAGGAACTCCGACAGGTACCGCTACAATAGCAGGACCATACGTAACTCCATTCCTAGTAGGATCTACTGTTACAATTTCAGGAATTAGTCCGGCAGGATACAACGGTGTCGTAGTTATTACAGCTTCAACTCCGGGTAGTATTTCTTATGCTAACGCAACAGTGACAACTTATGTCAGCGGCGGTACCATAACACCTGTAGTAAGATTGATGCCGAGAATATTAACTTATACTATCAATAGTATTAATACTTCAGGATTACCAACTGGAGTAATTAAACTTGTATTGGCATCCACTACCAGAGCAGATGGTACTACAGGACTTTATGCATCGGTTCCTAACTCGCAGTCAGTTACTATTAGACAGAGTAAGAAACTATTCTTAACTGATGTTGACGATATCACTACACAGAAGAATTCAACAGCGTTACTATTCAACGACGATGATCCATTAAATGTATACTCAGTTATTAACTATACCACAGGTGGTTATGTAAGATCTGGGGGCACTGGTGAAGCAGTTGCCAATCTAAGAGATAGTTACACATACATGGCGCTGACAGTGTCAACTGATCAACAATTGGTTGGTAGAACATATCACGGTGCAGTTGGCAGTAAACAAATTAGTATTACTGCACTAACAGATACTACAACTATTGCTAAACTGAATACAGGTCAATACGTATTCGGTTATGCCGGTCAAAATTATAGAGTGTTGTCATATGAAAGCCCGGCGGTCACTGGTGTGTCTACTGGTAGAATCAATATTGACACAGCACTAACTGCCAGTTTGAGCGGTCTAGTAAACTCTTACTCTCTACTAGTAGGACCAGGAGACGGCTTTACTTATAATGTATCAACTTGCCAACGTGACGTAGGATATGTAATCGATGCTGTTGGATTTGATGCTATGTTCAATAGCAACCTAGCAACTATCAAGTCTGCATTATCATATTATAGAAATTTAACTTCTACTAATGTTGTTAGCACAGCACAAAAGACTGCTACTATCTTAGCATTCACTAAAACTAGAGATTTGCTAGTATCTCAGGCATCTGACAGTACGTTTGATCTTAGAGTAATCGCTAATCTAAACAATCTGATCAGCATTCTTAGCAACGGTCCTACTACAGCACTGGCATCTATTGCTGCTTCTAACTCCGCAGCAGCAACTACCACAGCTACCGGTACTAGTGGTACACCGAATATTACTGTAGCCAACGCAACTGGAATACAAGTTGGACAATTAGCAGTGGCTACCGGTATTCCGAGTGCAACATTTGTACAGCTAATCAACGGAACTAGTGTTGTTCTTAGCAAAAATCTAAGTAGCAATTTAAGTACCACAGCTATTAATTTCTACCCTGTTTATACATTAACAGATCCTACAGGCGGAACTAATAATGCATTTACCGTAGGATTCTTTAATGCTCGCAGATTAATCGAATCTAATAGACAGTTTATCGTAGAAGAAATATATCGTTGGATTGAAGTTCAAAAGGCTGGAAGCCTAAACGGATTTACTCCCGGCTTCACTTATGATTATCTAACTTGTCAGAGAGATGTTGGTTATATTTTAGATGCTATTAGATACGATTTGACCTATGGCGGCAACACCCAAACACAGGTAGTAGCGAGATCATATTATACCTACGGATTGTTTGTAGAACCAGCATATCAATTAACTCCAACTGTTAATACATTGTCTAGATTGAGCACAATACTTGGACAGATTGCACAAGCAACTCTAGTAACAAAATCTACCAATAACAATCTAACACAAGATCAAAGTGGAACAGCCGGTACTTTAGCGGCCTCGAATTTCGTTACTTCAAGAATAACAACTATATCCGATACAGTAACAAATGGTTATACTACTAGAGTAACCATTACAACTATTGCTACCAATAATACATTTACTACAAGTGCTACACACAATCTATCAGCGGGCGATACTGTTATACCAAACTCTACTGCCAACGGACTAACTTCTGGTACTATCTATTATGTGTCTAGCACTCCTGCTTCCAATACATTTACATTAGCAGCAACTATCGGTGGTGCAACATTAGCCAGTTTCACTAACGGTACCGGCTTAACTATAACTGCACAAGTAACTTATCGTCCAGATACAAGTTGGGTAACTAGTGCGTTGACCACTGACTTTGTTACAACTCAAACACAAAGATCAACAACACAGACTGCTGTTACTGATTATATAACTGCAAACGTAAAACAAAGCCATCCTGCTAGCATCACTATCAAGATTTCTACAGTACGTGCCACAGCACACGACGTTCTTGATATTGGCACAGGATCTTATGCAGACACTAACTATCCAAATAATATCTTTGGTGTTCCTGCAAATGAAAAGATTCCTGCAAATGAAGCAAAAGAAGTTGGCAAGGGCCGTGTGTTCTATACAACTATCGACCAGGAAGGTAACTTCAAAGTTGGTAAACTTTTTGGTGTAAATCAATCAACTGGTGAAGCACAATTAAGTGCCAAGATCAGTTTAACTAACATTTCATCGATCCAATTAGCACAAGGTGAACAGATCACTAACTTCAGTTCTGATGCTGGATTTAGCAGTGTTTCAAATAACAGTGTAACAACCGACCTTGCTACACAAACCTATATCGACAGAAGATTAGGACAAGATCGAACTGGTGCCAACGTAGCCAATTTAATTGGTCCTGGATACATGTCTAGAAACGGCGGCTTACCTATGTTGAGCAACCTTGACATGGGAACCAATGGAAGGATTATTAATTTATTGAATCCGACATCGGCATCAAATGCTGTTACAAGACAATGGTTAAGTATTCCTCATAACAAAGATTGGGTTGGTTTAAATCCTGGTGTAAGTAATCTGTTGGTATTCACCGGAACCAACGTAGCAGATGCTAGCGAAAGTGTAACAGCCGAACATCAATTTACTAACGCTGTTATGACTGGTGACATGACTGTAACTTTAAATGCAGCATCAAGTCCAATTACATTAACTAGTGCTACCTGGGCTTCCAATACTGCAACCTTAGGTTATAGTAATACTGGATCTGCCCCGTTCACTACCGGTCAATCAATTACTGTAGCAGGTGTAACTCCAGACGGGTATAATGGAACTTGGACTGTAGTAACCAGTAACAACTTACAGACTACATTTACAGTAACAACTACACTGACAGCTGGTACAGCATTCGGAACTGTTAGAGCTACAAGAACTTTAAATGCTCAAATCAATTCTGGCGTTATTATAAATGCAGATGTTAATTCTAGTGCGGCTATCGATCAAACTAAGCTGGCATTAACTAACAGTGTGTCAACAACATCATCTACAGCTGGATCAGGTTTAGCCAATGGTGGAATGACTGTAACTGGTGCTAGTTGTGCAAGCACCACAGCAACGATAACCTTTGCAGCAATAACAGGAAATCCGATTCCATTTGCAGCCGGTAACAGGATAACAGTAT